AAGAAGAAGAAGAAGAAGAACAATATCTAATAATTAAAGAAATTAATGAAAGAATTGACAAACTTTATGAAAGCGGTGAATTTGAAAAAAACAAAGGTTCTTTACATGCACAATTATCTGATAATAAATATTGGAATGCTGGTTTAAATATTGTGTATTTCTTCACACATAATGATATTGATCGTGTATGGATTGGCAATTCATCGAGTGATTTAAGATGTCATACTATTTTCAAAGATAGAAAAAGAAATATGATATATGAACTTCATTATGCACATGGTAAATGGGATATATTTCCTTTAAGTGATATTAATAATTATTTGGAAGAATACAAACCTGAATTACTAGAAAACAAACAGTGGATGAAATTAAATGAAAAGTTACCTTATTATGATATGGTACCTCTTGATTGTATAGATAGTGAATAGAAATAATTAGCTAGAATATATAATAAAAATTGAATTATTTTTTACTTTTTTTGTTTATGTTATAAAATTACCAATGATATCATTCTCTCAAATATATAGCAAAGATCAGAAAATTCCAGAATTGGACAGAATATTACCAATAGAATTACATGCAAATATTGGTAAATATTTAGGTTATTCTCGCCATTTTTATATCATTATGCGATTATTAAATAATAGTAAGGTTACTAATGAAATAAAAAGGTATTTGCATAATAACTGTTATCCATATTTTAATAGACTTAAACATGATGATATTAATTATGATATGATTTTTCATCAAATATTATTTGATAATATACATAACTCTGTGGAAATACATAAAATATTACCTTTGTTTTATAAAAAAACACATGAAGAAAAGTTTATTACTTCAAATGAACATATCAAAATAAATGAATTATTAACAACCGGCTATTCATTAGAGACTGAACGTGATAATTCATTTGAAGATGAAGATGAAAACACATTAACCTGTCATGTTTATCATGTATTTAGAATTAATGAGAAACCTATAATATTTCAAGTCACTCACGTTCAAACAATTATTGCTTTGTTAGCACAAGATCTTAATTATTGTTTCAAAAGAAAAGGTGAAACGAAAGAATTATATTTTCAAGCTTATTATAAAAATCCTTCATTAAAAAAAATAAATAAACATAGTATTAAATTGAAATCTAAGTTAAAAAAAAAGTTCGTATTAAAATATAACAATGGTGATGTGTTTTAATATTATTACACCTTTGTACATTTAAAACGCCTATTTTAAGGCAGGTTATTTTTTAGTTTCCGTGTTCTATTATATGCTCCCTTAAATATTTTTTCATATTTTTATTTAGGTTTTATCGTTTATAACCTTTTCTATATTTTATTTTAACTTTTCAAGTAATTCCTCCATCGCAATAGTTTTGAAGAACGAAAGTCAACTATTAAAGTTCTGTATGTATACAATCAATTTTAGCGTTTATAAATTCACATTTATGGTAAATAAAAATATTTTTTTATATTATATGAATTATTGTATAAATAATACACCGCCTTGTTGCGACAGTTCTGAAGATGGGACCGATTGTCATTTTTTGCAAGAAACAATAAGGAGTGAAAATAAATACTACATGATGAATGAGGAGCATCAAGCATATAAGGATTATGAATATGATATATATTACAGTGTGAAGTATGATAATAATAAATATAGACGTGATATGAATGTAGAAGGAATAAGAAACGGATTATTACTTTATAAAATGCGCATGCAATGGATGCATAAATACATACGCCCAGATTGTTATACATGTGATAACTCTTCACGTGATCACCAGGGTAATTGTAATGCGCTTTGGAATGCTTTAAGATATAGTCTTTATACCGCTTTTCGAAATAATACAATTGATTCTAGAGATTTAGATTTAAGTGATTATAATCATCAAAACTATTTGTCTTTGAATGATGTAGATGACATATTAATAGACATGCAACCATACCAAGAGGTTATAGATGATACAGTGAATGATATGATAAAGTGGAAAAGAGATGATAGAGTGAGCTCAACAAAATTCCAAGTTCGGAAAACAAGACCACCGCCACGCCCACGCGAGTGGCCATCAGATAATAATAATGATGATAATAATGATGATAATAATAATGATGATGGAGATGATGGTGATGATGATTATGATGATGATGAAGAAGAAGATGATGATGATGATGCTGAATATTATGATGATGATGATCAAATGGATGATGATGGTCAAATGGATAATAATAATTATGGGGGAGGATCAATAAAAAAAGGGACACGACGCGGAGGAAAAACAAGATGTGTTAAAAAACACAATTGTAAAAATAAAACTAAGAGAAAAACAAGATGTGTTAAAAAACACAATTGTAAAAATAAAACTAAGAGAAAAACAAGATGTGTTAAAAAACACAAAAAATAAAATAAACAATCCACATTGAAATCTAAGTTAAAAAGTTAGTATTAAAATATAATAATGGTGATGTGTTTTAATATTATTAAAATAATATTAAAAATAAATAATACTTATTGTTTTTTTATTGTATACAGTTTATTTTCGGTTTGTTTTTCTTTTCTTTGTTTTTCTTTTCTTTGTTTTTCTGCGAATTGTTTTTCTGCGGCTTGTTTGTTGTCTTCTTCCATTAAATCACCTATCGCATTAAAATTTACATATTGCATATCATCTTCATTATATTTTTTGTTTAGATTGCTCATTATATATATTTATTAGAAAGAAATCCAAATAGTAGATATTAGAATTATTCTATATATTTATTTTTTACATCATATAAATTCCATATTTCTGGATATTTATCATCTATTAATTTTAAAATTTCATCACACTTTAATATTTTTTCTTCTTTTAATTTTGTACTACAATCCTGCATTAATGGTTTAGTTTTTAATATTATTTCACGAGCATGATCATTTGCCATTATTAATAATTTATTTACTTCTTGATCAATTAAATATTTGGAATGATCACTCATGTCAGGATATATATTTTGTTTACCCATTCCATAATTAATAATCATGTTTTTTGCTAACTCGAATGCTTGTTCTAAATCTTGACGAGCACCCGTTGTAACTGAATACCCGAAGAATATTTCTTCTGCTATTCTACCTGATAACAAAACCATCAAATGATTAAATAATCCTGTCTTTGTATAAATATTACTATCTTCATCATTTCTCTCAAAAATAGTATAACCGGGTGTTTTTGGTGACCATAAATTCAATACAATCTTCGATAGTTTTGCATGATCATGACACAAAAACCCCACAATCGCATGACCAATTTCATGCATGACTATTCTATCAATAATATCATCGCTAAATTTACTTTCTTTACTTTGCCATCCTGCATAAATACGATTTAATATATATTCCATATCATCTGGTTTTATTATTTCTCTCTTTTCTCGCAATGCTTTCAACATTGCTTCATTTAATAAATTTTCTATTTGAGCACCTGAAAATCCACCGGTAGTTTCAATTAAATCGTCTATTGATATTGTTACATCCATTGGTTTTCCTTTTGAATGTATTTCAATAATAGCCTTACGTGTTTCGCTATCGGGACTTCCAAAATATATATTCTTATCAATTCTACCTGGACGAGTTAATGCAGAATCTAATAAATCTACGCGATTTGTTGCACCAATGACAAAAACCCCATTACTTTCTTTAAACCCATCTAAACATACTAATAATTGATTTAAGGTTTGATCTTTTTCGGAATTAGATGTATCATCGGTTCCGCGTGCACGTCCAAGTGCATCAATTTCATCAATAAATACAATACATGGTTTATTTTCACTTGCAATCTTAAATAATTCACGTAGACGAGACGCACCTACACCAACATATTTTTCAGCAAATTCACTTCCAGAAACTGGTATAAATGAAATATTTAACTCTCCGCAATATCCTTTTGCTAATAAAGTTTTTCCATTACCTGGTGGTCCTTCAAAAATAATACCTTTTGGTGTTCTCACATTAAACTTTTGATATTTTGAAAAATTTAGTAAAATATCGGATATTTGCATAAGCTCATCCTTTATTTTTTGATATCCACCTACATCATTAAATTTTGTTTTCATTGAATGATAAATTTGAAAATCTCCTTTTGTTTCAATATCCTCATTTGTATGTGCACGTTTGTTATCAGAACCTTGAATAGGTTGACTTGAAATAATAATACGTGGTCCTCTATAGCGAAACACACCCTGTTCATCTACATATCCAGTTGGATTAAGATTACGCCGATTGTCATCAATTGTATATTTATTATCATTTTCGTCTTGTATATTTTCGTCTCTTTCATCTTCATTTATTTGCTGTTTATAGGATTTTATAAATTCATTATTTATATTTTCTAATACTTTTGTTATATTCACTTCCGAAACTTCTTTATTAATTATAGATATTTCTTCACTGGTGGTTTCATTATTTAAATGTTTTGCATAAATTCTATTTCGCATATAGGGGTTGTACCGACTATTTTTTAAATAAAAAATACGTTCTAACTTTTCTATATTTTTTTTATCTAGATGGTTTGGGTCGAACATCATCTTTGGTATTCTGTTATATGATACACATCTTTCAAATAAATAAAAAAATAAAAAAATAACGCACAATCGCATTTTATAATATACAAAATATTTGTCTATATTCTTTTATAAAAAAATCGATTTAAAGTTTTAAGATGAAAGGGTGTATATGCAAAATCCTATTATATTTATTTTTGATAATATAAAACATAGTTGTATATTGTTGTTTATTTCTTTTATAAAATGGTTGAATATTTATAAAATGAATACTCATAATTTTTTTGATAAATATTATAATGAATATCCTATAATAAAAACATCATTTCAAAGTTATGAAAATTGCAAATATGAGATAGATAAATTAATATATGATTATAAAATTGAAAATCCTAGATTATGGTGTTCTATTATAAGCATTAATAACAATGTATTAAAAGAAAATACAATTAAATTAGAGGAGAATTATTTACAAGAAGATACTATAAATAAATTTATTAGTTTAATGCAAAATACAAATAATGATGAAATTAATAAAAATAGTATTATAATTGCAAAAACAGAAAATATGCGCATTTGTAAAAAATTATCTGATATTCATTTGACGAATGAAAATACTCAAAAATATTTTTTATCTATTGAATATAGACATCCCAAAATGAACGATCCAATTGAAATACATTTATTACCTGAATATTATATTACTAATAATGAAATTCTTTCATCTGAATTTGTATTAAGATATCTTGAATATCAAAAACAACCATTTGTTTTTGATAAGGATTATTCTTTGAATATTATGGATTATAAATTAAATATGATTACTTTAAAAAATAACGAATTTATTCAATTATTAAATAATAATTATTTAATAAAATAAATTATACGTAATTTAGTAATTATAACAATATAAAGATTAAATAATGATTTTATTTAAGAGTAAATGAAATCCCAAAATTCACATCACGAACTATCAAATACATGGGATTTGTATTATCATTCACCAAATGATACAAATTGGAAATTATCTAGCTATAAAAGTATTATGAAAGATATAAGTAGCGTAGAAGAGGTTTTAGCTTTAAATGAAAAAATAAATGATCAAGTTGTTAAACATTCTATGTTATTTTTAATGCGTTCAGGAATTAGTCCGCTTTGGGAAGATCCTAGAAATAGAAATGGCGGATGCTTTTCATTTAAAGTAATTAATAAACAAGTAAATGAAATATGGAAAAAATTATTTTATTCTATTTGTGGTGAATCGTTGTGTATTAACAATGATAATAATAAATATGTCAATGGTATTACAATCTCACCAAAAAAACATTTTTGTATAGTTAAAATATGGTTTGCAAATTGTGAATTACAAAATCCAAATATACTAATAGATATTGATAATTTACAAAAACAAGGTTGTTTATTTAAAAAACATGAACCTGAATTTTGAACAATTACAATAAATGTTTATAAATTTAATTTATAATCATTTATAATAAATTTTAGTGGATAACTATTTAATATTGACAACCATAAAATAAAATCCCATCTATACCACACGTCTATAAAATTTACATTAAAATATCTACAATATATGGTGGTAGATAATATTGATGTAGTTGTTATTACTAATAAAAAATCTAGACAACCTATTTTTTTATTCATATTATAATATGCATATCTATATTTTTTTATTAAAATTATTATTAATACCTAAATATGCTAGGAATATACCAAAGAAATTTTTTGAGAAAATATCCAATATATTGTAACTAATGTTTTTCCATAAATATGGCATTAATGCAGAAATACCATACAATCCCCAAATTCCGGAAAAAATAAAAAATAATATGGATCCATTTTTTGTATATTTTGCATATTTATCATAAATATAATAAAAATATATTAAAAACGGTACAAAACCATATAATACCGCTTGTGTATTTGGTATTATATTCAGTTCTCCTAAAAACCCAAATAATAACATAAGTAAATTCAAAAATAATATAATATTTAAATTATATCCGTGTTTTAAAATACAATGTTTAATATATGCAAATGTACTTTCTTCTTGAATTTCCGGTACGGTTTCACCATTTCGTAAATAATCTAAATATACAATCAATATAAATAACATACTTGGTGTTGTAATTATCCAATCGTAGTATCTTTTGGGAGTGATATCAACATTATTTGTAAAATAACTAAATAACCATAAATAAAAAATAAATTCTATTATTTGTACAAATAATTCTATTGCTAATAAACCTTTTATTAATAACATATCACCTTCATAATTTAATGATAATGCATATCCATCTATTAATCCAGTTAATATTTGTGCAAATAATGATAGTTTTACGGTTGTATATAATAATTGTTTTGTTGCGATTTGTGTCATATATATATATTTAATAATATTTAAACCATTGAATATTTAAAATGGGCGAGTTTCATTAATTCAATTATCATACAAATAAATTATACTTCTAGCTACTTACACGCTCTCTAACTCATCCCATAGTCTACAAAGTTGATTTGCATAAACAACCTCATTACCTGTCCATCCCGCTAAAATGGCGCCTCTATAAGTTGTCTCAGGTAAGATGGTGTTGTCATAACCCGCAGTTTGTACCATATATGTGTTCAACCTTGGGTTGATTTCCATTCGGTATTTGTCTACACATTTGTGTATGTCTATGTACAAACTTCCTCCGTATTTATTGCCCCATACAAACCCTTGACTTTTGATCTCTGGATCATTTCCGTATAACCCACCGTGTCCCACTTGCATATCCGAATAACAAAACCAATGATCGAATTTATAGGAGGACGGGGTCTGGAAAGCCATTTTGAAGAACAACCATACACCATTTTCGGTGCCTCCACCTACTTCTCCTCCTAGCGCGTTGATTTCGGAGTATTGTTCCAACAGGGGTCTTGATTTATCGACTTCGTATAGTTTTAGATAGTCGCCGAAAATCCCCACAACTCCACGTCCAGTTGCACGATACGCAGTTAGTAATCCGGATAGATTTCCTATATTTGCAACGGTTTGGGTTCCATATGCAGAACTAATAGTTCCATGAGCACTGCCACTATTATCACATAAAGATATTACATCTCCTTCTAACTCAGGATAATTTTCGATTGACATTTGTAAACACTTTTCTAAATATTCCACGATAATATCTCTATATTCGATCGAGACAACAACTGGAACCCTAGTCTTCTGCATCTTCTTGTTGGTTGGTTGTTCTTCAATATTACTTTCTTCATCTTCCGCGGTTACGGCAATTATTGCGGACTGGTCAAACATCTTTCTCATTTGCTCATATGCAGTTATATAACGGAACGGAAACTGCTTTCCACCTTTTACACCAGATAACAACATTTCAAGGTACCTTGTCATGTTTTCCATTCCTGGATCAGAACCTGCAAATCCTCGAATATTTCGCAATGCCGCCATATGAGGCATATGCCACTCCATTGCTTCAAGTGTTTCTAACCAATTCTTTCCCAAAGAACGATGTGTTTCCCATTTAATGTCCTTGTCATCTAATTCAAGACGACCGTCACTCATTAAACTCCGTAAACTGTCGTTTTTCTTTAAAGTTGATTTTGAAGGATGAGCTAAACGAACCATACTGATCGTTTCTTTACGATATTTTTCTTGTTGATATGCACTCAAGTTATTCAATCGATCTTCATATGCACGTTTGATAAAACTAGGGAACTTACTTTTACTACCAAATAATGCTTTCCAAGCATCTAAACAAGCAATCGCATCACCTGGAAGTAACCAGCATTTCACCAAGATATCACGAAACAACTTTGGGTTATTCTCATTAAATTCAACACGCTGTGGATGAGCTGCTGCAACTGCAAGAATTTGTGCAGTAGATCTACGCATGAAAAACACATTGCGACATTGCACCGCCAATTCAAGCGTTTTACCAAAGTCAAAATCTAATGCTGAATTCACTGCATTGTAAAACGTTGTATTTCGTGAAACACCCATATCGGTTGGTACTAAAAGATGATCTTTCAATTCTTTAAAAACATTATCTCTTTTTTTACTTGTTTTAAAATCTTCTATGTATGCTTCATCTCTTTCTATTGGTTGATAGTATGTAGGTTCTCCAAGAAAACTTGAAAAAGCAACCATTTTTAAACGGTTCAAAGGATTAAACAGTTTAAAGCTCTTTTCACCCATAAAGTTTGTCATTTCGTTAGTAGTAGTCATAATAATAAATATATTTTGTAATTATATTGAAAATATTCATTTTATATTCAATTTTTATTTTTTTATTTAATTTTTATTTTTTTATTATTAATATAATAAAAAAATCATTAAAAAATATTTATAGTATTTTATAACCCCATTAAAGGGGTTTATCGGATCAAAATTAGTCGATGTAATCAATATAACCGCTTCCACCTGCAGAATGGAGATATTTTATATTGATTGGAAAAACCGAAGTTTTTCATAAGTTTTCCTCTTTAGAGGAACTGCATAAAGCAGTTATTTTCGATGAATTCAATATAACCGCTTCTACTATATAATAATAAGTTTGAGATGTCTAAACATCTTGAAATAGTAGAGATATTTTATATTGAGGCACAAGAGATGTTATTAGTTGATTTTAGTTTTAAAATTCGATGTAATCAACTAATCCGCTTCTTGTAATATATTTCCCAATCTGGGAATCGAACCCAGCTCTCAGCCTTGAAAGGGCCATATCCTAACCGATAGACTAATTGGGATTTATGTGTATAAATATATTTTTAATACACCATTCAATTTTCATTTTATCATTACCTTCACACTATAACAAAACATTATTTTTTTATATTGTTTTATATAATATTTATATTTATGAACTAGGTAATCCTGCTAAACATAATTTCATAGATCCTAAACTAGCAACATCATATTTTACAATTAATGGTAAATCATTTCCAATATATATTTCTAAATTAGAACATAATGGTGTACATTTAATAAAATGACTTAAACTTTTTAATGAAAATTCTCCCTGAACAACAACTGACGCTTCTGGTTTATTAATAAATCCCATATTTCCTGCTGATTCAGTCCTAAAAATTCTTGAACTTGCAAAATTTCCTTCACAATAAAATATCAAATCACTTCCTACTGATTTTATTTCTAAACGATCCGAAATTCCACTCATATCTCTAATAATTTTCTGAAAATCAGTTGTTGGCATATTAATAATAGTACTATATTCAACATCAGGTATTTGCAATTCTTCCGTATCCGGTTCAATCAATCTTAATTTTTGACTATAAAACTGTTTGATATCACCATTCTCATATTGTAATCCTAAATATGATACTACTCCATCATGATAATCCGTTTTATCAATATAAATTGACAATGTGTCATCATTTGACATTGTTGAAATAACCTTAAATAAATGTAATGTATTTGCACAAACAACAATTTTATCCGGATCGCATCTAAATTGCTCAAATTTACTTGCATGTAAAATTACATTCACTAATATTGTATGAGTTTTATCAAAATTAATAATTCTCATACCTTGTTTTGTAAATGTTATTGTTGAATCTGTTAATACATCTTTTAGAGCTGTTATCATATTTCTAATAGGTGAAACTTGAACACTTTTAATTTCTAAAACGCGTTCATTACTCATGTTAAATATAATAATATATTACCATTTTCGTTTATATTCATTTTTTTATAAATATAAACGCACCAATTAATTATAATTTTCTATATTGTGTTGTATTATTCATTAAACATTCTTCATATTTTTCCTTTAATATTTTACAAAAATCATTATTTGATGGTGAGCCTTCTTGATTTCTTGGTAAATCATTTAATTCTATACATTCTTTTAATTGACCCTTCAATGTTTTACAGTAATCATCATTTATTCTATTTGATGGTGAAAAAATATTCTTATTTGTACCAAATATAATATCAATTGCTCTATGACCAAGTGCACTTCCTGTACCTAATGATATACCATCCATAAATGTTATTCCTAATGATGATGTATTATTTTCCATTTTATTTTCATTTCTCGCCGGTGGTGGATTTCTTTTCAAAGGTTTTCTATGATTTTTCATTATAATATATTGAGCCTTTTTTTTATATTGTATATATAAACCTTTTTTTTATTTTTTTTAATATAATTATTCCAAATGTTTTTATTATGTAAAATACTATTTGGTTCTGAATAAACATGACCGTGATTATTTTTTTTATAAATTATATAATTCAAATAAGATTTTTTTTTAAGTGATATAGAATTCACACTATATATATTATAATATTCAATACATGCTTTCATCATTGAAACCATTATATTGTGAATAAAATATGAATTCATTTCTTGCATACATTCGTTGTAATGGATTTTATATGTATTATCATATTGATATATGACTGTCCATAACTCTGGTGGAAAATATACACGTTTCATTAAATTAATTTCTATACAATAAAAAAATTTATTTATAAATTATTCAATTTTTCATTTTATTAAGATTATAGATTAGCGTTATCCGTTTTGTTCATATCAATATCATATTCTTCAGTAGGATTGTTATATTTTTGTACACAATTTGTACCAATTAATCTGCTATAATATTTACGTTGCTTATCAAGATATATATTATGCCATCCAACATAATTTAATATAATATTTTGTAGTTCAGGTATGTAGAGAGTTTTATGTTGATCAAGTATATTCTTATATATTTTTCTAAGAATAATAATTCTTCTTATATAATTTATTTTATGAAGAGAACTACCATTGCACATCCAATACACTTGTTTAAAATAAATTAAATTTTTTGATAAATTTAATTTAATAACAGTATTTTCTGGTTCTTTTTTACTCCAAAAGTTCTCATCGTTGACTTCATCAATATTATATTCTTTGTCCTTTATAAAATTAATATTTTGAATGTGATCTGTATCCATAATAAAATTAGTAAATTAGTAAATAAAATTAAAATGTTTATTATTTATTCAATTTTTTTGTTTTATTTTTACCACAAGTTCTCCCAAGTTTTTTACATTGTTTTTTTGCCAATTTTAATGCTTTACTATTTGATTGACAACCTTCTTCTAGTATATTATAATCTATAGTTGATGCATTTCCACCAGTTAATGAACTCGCTAAACGAGCAACCCCCCATGAATGAGCGGTTTGATTAGGTCGACTTCCAGAACTATAATAGGCGCCTTGTCCTTTTTCTATTATCTTATTCAAAGCACCTGGAGAACATTTTGTTTTTTTTGCTAATTCCGGTATAGACATATTTTTAACACCATATATTTTTTCAACATGTTGTAAATGTCTACTTTTTTTCGATTTAAATGATTTCACTTTTGGACGTTTATAAAATTCCCCCTTTTTGTATAACTTCCTAGATTTTGCCAAATTTTTCTTTTGTTTTTTTTGATCTTTCTTTGTTAAATGTTTTGGTGCATATCTTTCAGGTAATCTTTCTTTTTTATTTAAAAAAAACTTTATTGGATCCATTTAATATATATTCATAAAAAAATTATATATATATTAAATTATCTAACTACTTCTACTACTTAAATGTACATAGCTAACATACTCTGACTTAATCCCTCTTCAGTTTTAATTAATATATCAACATGTTCTTTAGTCACTGTGAAAGGGAACTCTACTTTTAATTTAATCTCATTGGAAATCATGGTATTGTCTGGTTTTACTAATCTAAATAAATTCAATTTCGTATGAATTATTTCTAAACATCGCTTCAAATTACGAACTCCTTCTTCTCCCTTTGTAATTCCTCGTGTAGTAATTATATGCTCAATTGTTATATCCGGTATTATAATTTCTCCTTCTTTAAATCCGACTTGATCACGAATTTTAGGCAATAAATAATTATTTGAAATTATGATTTTCTGCTTTGTATCATACCCCTTTGTTTGAATACGATACATTCTATCTTTCAAAATTGGATTAATCTTACTTTCATCATTATAACTAAATATGAATAGACATTTACTTAAATCAAAATCAACATCTGAAAAATATTTATCATGAAATGCACTATTTTGTGTGGTATCTGTCAAATGTGTCAATATTCCAATAATTTCTTCACCCTTTGGAGTGTCACTTATTTTATCCAACTCATCAAAATATATTACTGGGTTCATCGATTTGGAATCCATCAAAATCTGCACAATCTTACCCCATGTACTACCTTCATATGTATAAGAATGCCCTTCTAAGAAACTACTGTCACTTGCTCCACCTAATGCAATAAAGGAAAATTCACGACCAAGAATTTTACTAATTCCATCCTTAATCAAAGATGTCTTTCCTGTACCAGGTGGACCCTTGATTGCAATTGCAGTTCCTAATGCTAAAGGGTTAGATATCCATTGACCAATCATTTGCAAAATTTGCATTTTTGCATCAGTTAGTCCATAAACACATGTATCTAATGTTTGCATAGCATTATCCATAAAAGAATTACATTCTTCTATACCATTTTCCATTTTAATATCCAGTTCTTTGTATTTACCAAACGGAATTCGCATAAATGCATCAACCCAATTCTTGATTTTATAATATTCGTTGTCGCTTGGGTCCATTGATTTTAATACATTCAACTTTTGCATTACAGATCCTTTATACTTTGTTGGAATTTGCGAATCTAATAAAGAAACTCTATATGGAACATTCACTTTAATATGATCGTTGATTTCTTTTAAATCATTCATAATTTTCAATTGCTCCTTATTTGATAATTTCTTTTTAAAATATTCCATTTCGTTTGTTATTTTCTGTTTATGCGAATTAATCAATTTATGATAATTTTTCACATTTCGATTACGTGTTTTTTTAACTAATTTCTTTATATTATCTTTGCATTCATTTAGAGATTTCAACAAAGTTTTACTCTTTGGTTTTTCATGAAGTTTATTTGTGAAATATGTTTTCATGTCCACTAAATCATTATATTCACTTTCAAATTGTTTGCTTATAGTGTGTATTTCAGCACTTTCTTCGCTATCTTTTGTTGTATTTTTCTTCTTTCTGCTCTTTTTCTTCTTTTCTTTCTTTTCATCTTCAATCTTTTTTAGTTCTTCCGGTAATTCACTTGTTTGGTATGACTCCTTCATAAAAGTTTTTTCATCTTCACTATCACATTCTTCATGTTCGTCTTCAATTAATTCTTCACTTTCGTCATCACCGCCTCCAATACCAAATACAATATTAATTGCATTTCCTTCGTCTTCTTCTCCTCTCATATATTCTTCATATTCTTCATCACTTTCACTGGTCTCCTTACGACGGTTCTTCTTTTTTTTATTTTTTATTCTTTTAGAATTACGTGTACGTTCTTTCGTATATTTTGATGGAAATATTTTAGAAACAATTTTTCTAATTTGATCTTCATCTAAATCCTCCTCTTCTTTATGTTTACGTTTTTTTGGTTTATAAGAAGATGCGTCACTGTCTTCTTCTTCTGAACAACTTTCTTCTTCTGATGAACTTTCTTCTTCTGAAGAACTTTCTTCTTCACTATCTTCAGTTGACCATTCTTCTTCAGAATACGTATCACTACTACCCAAACTTTCTTCGTCTGAGGAACTTTCTTCCTTTTTTCTGTTATTTCTTTTAATACGAGAAGATTTGTCGTTATTGCGTGGCATAATTATGTTAAATAGTAAAATTTATATTGTTTTTTAATAGTTTATTTTTTGATTCAATTTTTTAGAAATGAAAAAAAAATTGAATGAATTAATATTAATATAAATAAATAATATAATAGTATATAGTCATGTCACAATCAACTGTCGCATCTAAAATAATTGGTATTCAATTTAGTATACTTTCTCCAGATGAAATTCGAAAGAATTCAGTTGTTGAAGTAACTAGTCGTGATACTTATATAAATAATAAACCAGTAATTGGAGGATTATTTGATCCTAGAATGGGACCATTAGAACCTGGTACTATTTGTCCTACAGATGGTTATACATATATTGAAACACCGGGTTATTTTGGACATATTGAATTAGCAAAACCAGTATTATTTATTCAACATTTGAAAGAAATAGTAAAAATATTAAAATCAGTTTGTTTTAAATGTAGTAAATTATTGATAAATAAATCAAATTATAATTATTTATTAGAAGAAAGTAATGAAAAAAGATGGGACACATTATGGAGACTATGTGATAAAATTGAAAGATGTGGTGAAAAAACAGATGATGGTTGTGGATGTAAACAACCTCATAAAATACATGTTCATGAAATGGCTACTATTATTGGCGAATGGAAAGATGTTTCAGATAGTGGATCCGGCGGAAAAGTAACCTCACATATTACACCAGAAATGATTTTAAAGATATTTAAAAGGATTAGTGATGAAGATGTTCATTTTATGGGGTTTAGTCCAATTTGGTCTAGACCCGATTGGATGATATGTCAAGTTTTACCAGTACCTCCTCCGGCAGTAAGGCCTTCAGTTAAACACGATGCACAACAAAGAAGTGAAGATGATTTAACACATATTTATAGTAATATTATACGTACAAACAAGGATTTACAAGAAAAAATTCAATCTAATGCAAATGTCAATGTAATTGATAGTCTTAGTCGATTATTACAATATTTTATTGCTATGATTGTAAATAATAAAACAAAAGGTGCTGCGCCATTAGCACAGCGTTCAGGTAGACCGTTTCAATGTATTATGAGTAGATTAAATAGTAAAAATGGTCGCATTAGAGGTAATTTAATGGGAAAACGTGTTGATTTTAGTGCACGTTCCGTAATTACAGGTGATCCAAATTTATCTATTCGTCAATTGGGTGTACCTTTAAAAATTGCAAAAAATATAACAAAACCAGTAAAAGTAAATGATTTGAACAAAGAATATTTATTAAGATTGGTTCAAAATGGTCCAGATGGTGGACCTAATGGAGAACCTGGTGCAAAAATAATAGAAAAAAATGGTCAAAGTATTGGTTTAAGATATGTTGATAAAAAATCAATTGTATTGAATAACGGCGATATTGTCCATAGACATATGATGGACGGAGATGCGGTTTTATTTAACAGACAACCTTCATTACATAGAATGTCTATGATGTGTCATATTGTTAAAGTTATGCCAAAAGGTGATACATTCCGAATGAATGTTGCAGATACAAAGCCTTATAATGCGGATTTTGATGGTGATGAGATGAATATGCATATGCCACAAAATGTATTAGCCGAAACTGAATTAAAACATTTGGCTGCAATTCCTTATCAAATCGTAAGTCCTGCATCTAATTCGCCCATTGTTGGTATTTATCAGGATTCCATGTTGGGTTCATTTAGATTTACAAGGCCGAATATTAAATTTTCACCAAGAGATGCAATGAATTTGCTAATGATGTTTAAAAATGTTGATATTGATTTATTTAATAAATGTTTAAAGAATAATGGTTCAAAAGAGTTAAAAAGTTTTGATTTATTATCACAAATTTTAGCTCCTATTACATTGAATTATAAGACAAAATTATTTCCTGAAGACAATAGTGAAGATTATAGTACATCCAACAATGTTTTGGAAATAAGAGGTGGTAAATATATTCGTGGTCAAATAGATAAAGGTGTTTTACATTCAACCACAAAGGGTGTATTACATAGAGTATTCAATGACTATGGTCATATGGCATGTGCAGATTTTATTGATGATTTACAAAATATTATTACTGAATATATGAAAACAAGTGCATTTAGTGTTGGTATAAGTGATCTTATTGCAGATGAAACAACTAATCAAAAAATTATTCAATCTATTACAAAGCAAAAAATGGAAGTGAATTCTATTATTGAAAAAGTGCATTTGGGTACTTTTGAAAATAATACAGCACAAAGTAATATAGAAGAATTTGAATTGCAAGTAAATAGAATTCTTAATACTGCAATGACAGAAACCGGTAAAATTGCAAGAAATAGTTTGAATAAGGACAATCGATTTCTCATGATTGTTAATTCTGGTTCTAAAGGTAGTATGTTAAACATTTCTCAGATGGTTTCAGGATTAGGTCAACAAAATGTTGATGGTCGTCGTATTCCTTATGGATTTGATAATAGAACACTTCCTCATTTTAATAAATTTGACGATACACCAAATGCGCGTGGATTTGTAGAAAATTCATATATTTCTGGATTAAATGCACATGAATTATTCTTCCATGCTATGGGTGGTCGTATTGGCTTGATTGATACTGCTGTTAAAACCTCACAAACTGGTTATATTCAACGTAGATTGATTAAAGGTTTAGAAGATTTAAAAGTAGAATATGATATGACTATTAGGAACAATAAAGGTAAAATCGTTCAATTTACATATGGTGATGATTCTATTAATACAACTCGCGTAGAAGATCAATTTGTTCCTCTTACTGGAATGAGTTTGGAAGATATTTATATGCATTATGATATTGTAGGAAATGAAGAAAAAGACAAAGATTTATTAGCAATCTATTCGAAAGGTACAGCAACAAGAGTACGTAAACAGCGTGATAGTGTAAAAAAGAAATCGAAAGAATATATTGAATATATGATTGAAAAAAGAAATGAAATTGTTGGAAAGGTTTTCAAAAATAAAAATGATAATAAAATTAAATTACCGGTTTCGTTTCCAAATAATGTTGCAAATATTCAAAGTCAATTGAGTTTGAATTCCAATTCGATTGTTGATATTACACCATTTGAAGCGTTTGAATTAATAGAAGAGTATTATAGTAAATTAGAAATAAATGAATTAATGAAACCGACTGATTTATTTAAAGTTATGTATTATTATTATTTATCTCCTAGAGATTTGCTTGTAAATAAAAGATTTCATCGCAAAGCATTAATTATATTGTTAGAAAATATTTCATTGAAGTATAAACAATCCATTGTTCATCCCGGAGAAATGGTTGGTATTATTGCAGGTCAATCTATTGGTGAACCCACTACACAGATGACTTTGAATACATTTCATCATGCGGGTGTTGGTAGTAAATCAAATGTAACCCGTGGTGTACCACGTATTGAGGAATTATTGAGATTAACAAAAAATCCAAAAAATCCTTCCTTAACTATTCATTTGAAAGCCATGGAACAACACGATAAGGAAAAGGCTATTAAATATTCAAATATGATTGAATACACGAAATTAATAGATCTTGTAAATAGTGTACAAATTTACTTTGACCCGATGGATAAAACCACTTTTATAGAAAATGATAAATTATTATTACAGCAATTTTATGAATTTGAAAATTTATTAGAAGAATGTAAAGTTAAAGGTAATACAGAAAAGACATTTTCCAAATGGATGATACGTATGGAAATTATACCTGAAAAATTATTGGATAAAAATATTACTATGGATGATATTCATTTTGCATTGAAAAACAGTTCATATGGTGATAATATTCATTGTGTATATAATGACTATAATAGTGATAAATTAGTTTTTAGAATTAAAGTTTCTACTGCTTCTTTGAACAAGAAAAAATCATTAGATCAATCTGATGAAATTTATTTGTTAAAAGATTTTCAAGATGCATTATTACATAATATTGTATTGCGTGGATTATCAAATATTAAAAACATTACTCCTAGAAAATTACCAAATATGCTTGTTAAAGAAGAAGGTAAATATGTGAAAAAAGACACATGGGTTATTGATACAGTTGGAACAAATTTAATGGATGCATTAGCTTTAGATTTTATTGATTATAAAAAGACATTCTCCAATGATATTAGAGAAGTGCATAAGGTTCTTGGTATTGAAGCTGCTAAACAAGTATTATTTAATGAAATTACAGAAGTAATGGAATTTGCGGATTCATATATTAATTATCATCATTTGAATTTATTGTGTGACAGAATGTGTATGTGTACAGAATTAATACCAATTTTCCGTTCAGGTCTTTTAAATGACGACATTGGTACTATTGCAAAAGCTACATTTGAAGTCCACACAGAAGTATTATTAAATGCAGCAAGGCATGCAGATTTTGATCATATGCGCGGTGTGTCAGCGAGTGTTATGTGCGGTCAATATGGTAATTATGGTACTGGTATATTCAATGTTTTATTAGATTTGGAACAAATGCAAGAATTAAAGGACACGGTAATCACTGCAAAGTCCAATGTAGAAAATATGTTCGATAACCTTAATGCAATTCATGATCCTGGATGTACAACAGAAGACATTGTTATTCATAATAATATTACAAATTTGAAACCAAACCAAGAAATAGTTTGTAATGATGATTACAATATGGGATTTTAAATATTCACTGGTATAAACATAAAAAAATAAATTATATAAATTATTTTTTTATATTTCGTCTTTATTAGAATATGCTTGACTATATCTTATATCAGGTTGAGCGATCTCGTAAGAAATCTTTTGTTCTATTTCACCGCTATTAAATAACTTTAATTGATTAAAATAATCACTTTTTACAAACGAATCTATTAATAATATTTCATTATTATCCACCTTATATTCCAAATTTGTTAAATTCAAATATTTATTTGGCTCTAATATAAACGATCGAATGCGCGGAAAACGTAGCAATTCATCTGATAAACGTGTATAATATAATATTTCATTATACAATCTATCATTTGTTAAATTCTTTTTAGGTACAACCAACATGCATTTATCATTATGTTTTTTACAACTTTTATTATTACAATCATTAAAACACGTTGTTATATCCGATACTAATATTTCTTCTTCAATATCATCAAATACTATATATTTTTTTCCCAAATCTTGCAATATATAATATATTTTTTTAATATTGTTCTCATAAATACTTTCTACTTCACTTAATACTTTTAAAATATTTATTTTTGTATTTCTATAAACCGGGTTTGTCATCAATATACGAATAGTTGTTCTGAAAATATTATAATATTGACTTTCTAATAATATTGATTTTGTTATTCCAATACGCTCACTGTCGATTTCATTAAAAGATGTATTTATATCTGCGTCAATATAATCACTTGAATATGTTATTTCCAAATCATCTTCTATTCCATCTTCCGGTTTAGATAATTTAATATATTGATTTGTTTCCGTTAATATTCCAATTGTATTTCCACCGTCCAATACCTTTTTTATAGGTAAACATCTTATCTCTTTTTTTGTTTTTTTATATATCTCATTTAATCCATTTATTGTGTTTTCGTAACTATTCCATAACATAGGATCTTCCAACGATGCTATATCATATTTATATTGCGAGGATGGAAAACATGGCAAAAATATATTTGATTTACTAGTTGTTATAAGTACTCCTATTATTTTTGCTTGATAATTCATTACTTCATATTCTATTTTTATATCATACTTTTCCAATATTTCAATTGTTTCTATTAAACTTTTTGGTTTTTCAAATAAATAATTACTAGGTAAACTTTTTTTTGGAGAACAGAACTTATTATATCTTGTTTTAATGTTATTTAATACATATTTTATACTTTTATTTTTTGAACTATTATAAAATAATTTTTCATATTTAATACCTTTGCTTGTATTTTCATATAAATAAACTGGCTCATAGTATTCATTCTGTTTTAATAAAATAAATGTTCCTTTCTCTTGATAAAACATATGTCTTTGATAAGGATTTGTTGGACAAATCAATTCCAAATAATCATCATCCTTTGTTATTTCCAAAATAGCCATGTTTATTCCCGATGCTATTAATTTATTATTCGGCTCCGTAATTATACTCCAAAAATAATTATGATCTTTTATTCCTTTTGGATCTTTTAAAAAACTTAAAAAATTTTCGTAAGATGCTATCGTTTCTAATAAAAATGAATACTCATTCTTATCATTCAAATCTAATGATTTGTAAAATACTGAATTTTGATATTTCTTTATATCTATATCTACATATTGACTTGGTTTAAATATTGCCACAAATGATGCATTTTGATATTCTAAAAAATTATCCAAATCGATTGCGTCTATTATAATTTCCATCATTTCATCTATTGATGGTTTTGGTTTATCATTCACATAACTATATATATCTGCAAAACACCCAATTAATGATTGTAACATTGTTTGCTCTACGCCATATCTTATAAAACACTCTGTATTTGGTTTTATCATTGCATGATTTGATGTTGTTACACATGATTTATTATCTGTATTAAAAAACTTTTGTACTGATATTGGTAAAAATCCTAAACGATTATTTGGAATTGGAAATTTCGACGCATCTACTACATAATTTTTTGTTTTTATTTGTTCCTTTTTCTCTCTTATTCCTTTGTTTTCTGTTTTAAAACAACAAGGTATGCGCAACCCATCTGGATGTTTTGTTGGATCTATTAAACCTGGATAATGCGGTATATAATTTTTATTGTCATCAAAATGCTGTTTTGGATTTGCAAATTGCAATATATGTTGACCTTCTTTTACTACATCCGCGTCATTTGGTATAATCGCATTTTTATTTTTTTTCAATATTTCATTCACTCTCTTTTCGCTTAAACTAGTATTTGTTTTTAAATCCCAATATCTTGGACATATGTACCAATGTTCTTTTGATTTTTTTGAACCATATTTTATTGCTGTTGTATAAGAACTCGGATCTTTATTTATTTCTTCCATTTCTTTATCATTTAATATAATGGGTTGTCGCTTATCATTCGCCGGACATACTCTCGAATATTGCTTAAATTTTCCTTTTTCTTGTTTTAATATGAGGTCGGGGTCTCGTTCTTCAATACGCAATTGTATTGGGTTTGGGTGTTTTAATCGCATTCCTGCCAAATCTTTTTCTAATTCATCTCCGTCTCCTCCTTCCACCTCATCTTCTTCCTCTTCTTCATCGTCATCAAACCCAAAAATTGGTTTTGAACTGCTTTCTTCTTCGTCATCTGCACCAAATATTTGATTTTGTTCTTCACTTACAAAATATTCACTTTGCATTTCTTCAAATATAATAGGCGCCACAATCTTTTCTACACGCACCTCCTCTATTATCTCAAAATTTATTTCTTTTTTACATAAATTATCTATTTTTTTTATTATATGTTTAATATTATCTCCTTTTTCAAATAAACCTATTATACTTTTAAAATAATTATAAACTATTGGTAAATAATGGTGTGAATTTATATTGTTCATTTCCAAATAAACTATGTTTGTTGTTTTATCCAAATATATCTCAAATGGAAAACCTGTATTTTCTATTATTTCACCATTTAATGAAGTGTAATTTGATATAAATTTTGCATATTTATTTTCTCCCTGTTCTCGAGTTAAAGAAAAATCTTGCATTAAACCATTTACGATTTCCATAATATCATCTGTATTTTTTAACTCTTCTATTATATATTTATCTTGTGGATCCATTTCTGTATAATTTTCTACTCGTTTAAAATTCATATTTATATTTGATTTCTTCAAATCTTTAATCAAGAACGAGAACATTGATGATAAAAATACCTTGTATTTTTCAAAATTCATCTTTTTTGTTATTTTTAATGAGGTAATGTATTGGATTTTGTTTATTTGAATATTATCATCATCAAAACTAGAAAATTTTTTCAAATTATAACCAATGTTCTCCAAATAATAATTTATTAAATGAATTATTGGATTTACTTGAAATAATAATACGTTTCTCATATTTTCAATTGATATTTCTACATCGCTTTCCGTAATATCATTCAGGTTTACACATTCAATCAATACATTCCCATTTTTCTTTATAAAAATATTTAAATCTATTGGATAATTTATGTTATCATTTTTTACTATTATTACTATTTCTTCTGATTTACCTAAATCTTTTGCATATTTCAATATTTCAGACGAAAGCATATAAGGAATTTTTTCACCACTTCTTGAAATTTTTTCACTATATAAACGATACATTGTTTCTCGTTTTAATCCTGGATTAAATTTAATAAATGGCAATTGCTTTGTTGCGTGAATGTTTTTAAAAATACTATCCAATGGTAATATATTGTTATTTAATGATGATATTTGTAATTGAAATGATTTTATACCCACTTTATTATATTCAAAATCATCGATTGTATCACTTATTTCATAAAATAAATCAACCATATCATAAAGCTTTAATAATTCACCTGGTATATTTTTTTTATTGCTTTCTATTAACTCCGCACGTTTTACAAATAAATGCGTTTCATTCAAAATCTCATTTTTATATAAATAAGGGAAATACATTTTTGTCAAATATTCTTTCGTTACTCGTGTGTTTTTGTATACTTCCTCAGCTAAACATAAATATATTGTATTTGAATTTGTAAAATTCAATAATACGGAATCGTCACATATAAATACATCTTCTTGAATTTCTTTCGTACAATCAAATGGATTTATCGAGAACAAATAATTATGCGTCTTGAATTTATGACCTAATAAACCATTTACTATAGTTTGATCTGGTAATTTATAGAAATCTTCATAACTATAATATTCTTTCTCTTCTAAATAAACACTTTCATCAAAATTCTTTAAAAATAATTTCACTTTTTCTAAATCAACTAAATCCTCATATTCATCTAAAATACTATTAAATATATCTATCTTTGATAAATACTTTGGCTTTCGTACAAATAAATATAACTCTTCGTAAGAAACATTGAATTTTAATGCTACTAAAATTTTATTTTTTATTGTCTGTATTGTATCATCAAAATGTATATTTTGACTACTATTTATTATTTTTGAATTATTTGTTTCTATTGGTTCTCCAAAATTTATTGTTAATGGAGTTTCACTTAATATTTCTACTTTAAATCTATTCATATACTTAATATGACTATATTTTTCTTGATTATTTTATGCATCAAAATATGGATTGTCATGTATCTTCATACTACAATATTCTTTTGGTGCCTTTTTATAATCCTCGGGACTATGTATTCCCGCTTCTTTTGCATTTTCTAATAAAAATTTGAAATTTTGCCAAAATTCTGTTTTATGTCCAATCGATTTTGTTGCAATATGTGACAATTCATGGATCGCCACAAATGTTAATGTGTGCTCATCTATTAAATTACTGTTCTCTCCTTTCTTTTTATTTAAACAAAATGCTAATTTCTCTCCTTTATTTTCACTATATGCTGTATATTCACTTGTTGGTAAAGTTTCCATTATTTTCTTTGGATTATATCCTTTAACTAAACGTTTTATATTTTCTTTTTCTGGATATTTATCTCCTACATAATCAACCAATTTCTTACATTTATCCGTTACGCGGGCCAATAAATCTGCGGCTTTTTGAACATCCCCTCGCTCACGTACACAATATTTATTACCATCCACTGTTGAAACTATGCATTTTAATTGAAAACTTGCGCTATCAAAATAAATATATCCTAATATTATTAAAATAAAACCTATCAAAATGTATCCTAAAATATCTAATTTGTTCATTATATAATTATTATCTATTTTATATATACTCTATAAAATCATGCTAATAATATAATAAATCATATTATTAATCTATTGTAATCCAAAATTATCTGGCTCGGTTGTTGGATTGTTAAAAGGTGTCAAATTTGCTTGCTTAGACACTGGTGGATTTGCACGCAATTGTGTATTTGGTATCTTATTTACTGTGGAAATCATACCCATGTGGTGACCGGCCTCCAATAAATCTGGCATTGCTACATTATTCTTGTTGATTGTATTGAATTCACCAAATTGACTGTTTACATCATTTGGTAATAATTCGGAGGCATTTGCTACTTCATGGCTGGTATATGCAGCACCGTTTCCTCCCTGAGTTTCAGGAGATGGTTCACTTTGAGGTTGAGTTTCCTCTAATGTACCATCTTCGTTACCTTCTAAACCTAATTTTTTTCCATAAGAATAGCTATAAAGAGCATATGCTAAAATAACAACAACAATTAGTATTAACAGGTTTTGAACTGTTAGAACCTTTGACAAACTTGGCATCTTCATCTCTAATATATAATCGGTGGATAAAATTATTTTCAATATTTCATTTATTTATAAATATTTATTCATCACTATTTGATGTTATAGATCCATCCTCTAAATCACTCTCATCTATATCTTCCAACATATATGTGTTTTTTATATGTTTGGCTTCCAAAAATGCGACAACTGCTAATTCTTTTGCTTTTTTTGCCTTTGCTAATGCATCTTTATACATTCCATAATAAATGTCATTCCTATTTTTTAATTTTATTGTATCTGTTTCTTTAATTTCATCTAAAGGTATTTCTATTTCTTCCGGTTCTTGTTTATTTTCAATAAGTTCTAATGTTTCTATTTCTTCTTTCTCTTCTAAAACTTCTAAAACTTCTGGTTGTGTATTTTCTAAAACTTCTGGTTGTGTATTTTCTAAAACTTCTGGTTGTGTATTTTCTAAAACTTCTGGTTTCGTATTTTCTAAAATATTGGTTTCTGTATTTGATACAACTGTGTTATCGTTTAATTTTAAAACACAATTTTCAAATAAATCGCTGTTCTTAAGTATCAGTAATTGTTTTAATTCTATTTCTATTTGAAAACTACGTGGTGAACATTTAATTCCTTTAAACTCCAATGCTGCTAATACTTTATTATTTTCATCAATTGTTTCTATATTTATATTATTATTACCGTTCTCATCGAATATATTTATGTTTGATTTTCCTAAATGTACTGGTATGTTTACACGTAATATATAGAACTTACCTGATTTATATGTCTTTATTGGTGATGTAAATGAATTCTCAATATCATTTTCATCTAATTCAGTTTCAAACCAGCTATCTCTATTATCAAATATATACTTTTGACTATATTCCTCTAAATTCTCCAACCATCTTATAAAATCTTCGTTTTCATTTGTAAACATTAAATCACAATGCATTTTTTTTGTTCCTTTATTTGTATTTTGCTTTATTACACACTTTGGTGGTTGAATATATAATTGATCATTATTAAATAAATATTTTATAAAATGATTACCTCCTGAAAATCCTATTGGAGAATTTAATACTAAACTTGTAAAGTCAAAATTATCATTGGGTGATTTTATTGTATCCATCTATTTTGTTATTACATTTTTTCAATTAAATTATTACGCATTTGCGTATGAAAATATCAATAATAATATGAATAATAATATGGATAAATTACAAATAAAATGGATGGAAATTTTAAAATATGATGATATCAAAAAATATTTTGTTCAACCCACATTTATTTTATTATACAATGAATTTTATTTATATATTATGCTAATATGTGTCTATCATATTTTTTTTATTCTTATTATTTTAACAATTATTTATATGTTGCTACAAGTATTAAATAATATCAAGACGCTTGAATTAAAAATAAATCCGAGTTATGCGTAAAATATAATGTTTATATAATATATAATGAACCCTTTAGAAAAAATTATTGCGGGAGGTAGCACACTTCAAGGTAAACCATTACACGGTGGTGCTGCTAATCACTTAAAAACACCCACTTCAGGTGGATCTTCGTGTAAAAAAACTACTATTGGTGGCAAAAAACCACATACCTCCGGTGGATCTTCGTGTAAAAAGACTACTATTGGTGGCAAAAAACGCCGATCCACTGGTAAACGTAAGAAGAAGGGAGGAAATGGATTTCTTTCTCACATTACTATACCTGCTCTTTTTGTTGCTGCTAATACTACATTTGGTAAAAAGAAAAAAATTAATAGTAAGAAAAGACGTTCTCCATTTACAAAGAAAAATAGAAAGTAAATTTATTTAAATATTATTTAAATGTATTTGTTTAAATAATATATATGTCCAAAGAAGATTTTGTTGAGAACATTAGACAATGGGTTACTACGGATACTCAAATAAAACAATATAATGAAAATTTAAAAAAAATTCGAGAACGTAAAAACGCTTTAACCACAAATATATGTGATTATATGCATTCCAATTCTATTCAAAATAAACGTATTGAAATTAGTGATGGTTATTTACGATTTTGTGAAAAAAAAGAATATGCACCATTAACCTATAATTATATTCAAACCTCATTAAATAAATTAATCAAAAATGAAGATCAGGTTGATCATATTATGAAATATTTAAAAGAAAATAGACAAATGAAAAATTCTTTTGATATTCGCAGAAACGATACAAAATAATATAAACATTTTATATATAGTAAAATATGGTATTCACTCAATGTAAATCTTTTATGCAACAACTTGAATGTGTCAATGGTGATTGTCAAGTTGTATCCATTAATAATTTATGTCCTGAAAATTGTGAAAACACTACAAATAGATTAAATAATAGTTCATTGCCTTGTGGATTAATTAAACAACATTATAAACAATCTCCTCATTATATTGATAAAATTATTGAAAATGACATCGATTTCGATGATATTGATGAAGATGATGAACCAATTAATAATATCATTGATGAACCTATGTTTTATGGGTTTTTAGATTTAGTAGAAAATAGCAAATCTAATAAAATGTCCAAAAAAAATATTGAACCACTTAATAAAACAAAGAAAAAGCGTAATAAAAAATAGTTACTTAATAAATTAATAATATACATTCTTTCTGGCAAATTCTCTTGGTGCTCCTCTTCTCCTCTTAGTAATACGTCTTCTTGATTTACTTCTTGATTTACTTCTTGATTTACTTCTTGATTTACTTCTTGATTTACTTCTTGATTTACTTCTTGATGGTGTACCTCCAATTCCATTTGTTGGTGGCATTGGTAGTGTTGGTGGTGTCGGTGGTGTTCCAAGTGGTGGTTCAAACCCGGCGGATCCTAGTGAAAGAGTATCTTCTGGATCATCACCATCTTGTTGATAATAAGGTACAGTTGCATCATCTTCATTGTACGATGTCATTTCACCATCTTCATAAGGTACAGTTTCATCATCATCATCTTCACGACTATATAAACCAGGGTTACGATTATATTCATTTACAAAATCTTCAAATAATTCATTATATTCTTCTTTTTCTGTAATTTTATCATAATATATTTTTATCAAATCATCTGCGTGCTCATCAAATCCATTTTTATTTTCTCTAATTTTATCATACATATCATCCATTAAGAATTTTAAATTAGTTGTCATATAAATTTCTTTTTTAATTATTTCCTTAAATGTATCATAAAAAAAATAATCATCTCTTATATTTTTATTCAAGAAAAATATTAATTTTAAAGCAATAATATAAACTTTAGATACTTCTTCCATATCAACCATGTCATCCCTATTATAATCATTATTAAAATATCCCAATAAAGTAACAATTTTTTCACTAATTATATCTTCTATGCTTCTCCCCTCTTCTCTCTGGATATCGGAACCTATTTTACCTAATGTGTCTTTGAATACATCAATAAAATTTTGCCAATATGTGTCTATCATATATATATATAAATATAAAATAATATTATTCTTTCTGAAAAAATGTTAATATTTTGTCTACCTCTTTATTATTATCATATATAAACCATTTCTTTCTATCTTTATCCCATCTTCCTCCTGAATGTTTGATTTCTTCTTTCTTACAAAAAGGAACGTGTAAATATATTTTTATAGGTTTTTCATAAGGACAACTTTCTAATCCAATTGCAAGATTTGCTAATTTATCAGCATTATCATTACCAATTGAATGTATATCGGTATTATTTGTATGTGCCTTTATATGTATAAATTGTATATTTTTTTTATTTTTGTATAAATCGTATACTTCTTTAACTAAATCTTTATTTGGTATATCTACATTCCAACCATTTTTATAACATTTTTCGCCATAAGAACACGCACAATTTATAGCATATTCAGAATCACTTACAATTGCTACTTTTTTACCATTTGTTATATCATTTTCTATAATATAATAAGTTTCTATAATAGCACTCAATTCTGCCATATTATTTGTTTGTTTTCCTTCTATTTTTTTTGAAACATTACGATTATCATTTATATCAAAAAATATACCTATACCCGCAACCGCATTATCTTTTCCGTTATTAGAACAAGCGCCGTCCGTATAAACATAATAATCTGGAATAAAATCATTATTCACTTTTTTTTTGTTTTCATTTATTTTAATAAATATTTCAGCTTCTTCTTGCGTATCAAATTTTTTATATAAAGCATTTTTATAACCATTTACTGAATTACTACAATCGTTCCAATTTAAAAATATCCCAGGAGTTCTTCCATAAACCACTGCATAATGTGGCATTTTATTATTAAATTAAATATTTTTTATATTTATTTCATATAACTATAAAAATACACAACATAATAAATTAATAACGTGACCATTTATCCTTATTATGTGAATTAATTGTTAATAATTTATCTGCATTTTCTTTCCAAAATTCGGCCTTTCTATCTACTACTGTTTGATGTCTCGATTTTGGTAATATTTTGTTTTTATTTGCATCCATCATATTTTTCTCATACTCTTTTGGCTCTGGTTTTACACCATAACAGTTTACACCAAATTTAATATTTGGATTGGCAATATATCCGCCATTCACTCCTGGACGACCACACATGTTCTGAATTGATGATCCCTTTTTATCACAGTCATTTACACTTCCTTTTAATTTATTCCAGGTTTCTTTTTGTGTTGGAAATAAAGCCAATTGATCTTGTGACCAACCATAATTACACCATTCTGCACCACTTTCATAAGATCTTTCTACTTCATCATATGTTGCTAATCTACCATTTAATGCTTGACAAACATATGGCGCTTCTTCATATGTATACAAATTGTTTGATACATTGTATGTTTCTTGTTGTTTATCTAATTGTACACGTTCTTCTTCTTCGTCTTCTTCTACTACTTTACTATTAAATAAAGATCCAATTGCTTCATATAACATATCCACTACTCTAATATTAATAAAATTGTTAAATATAAAAACAATTACCAACAATATAAAATAAACTATTAAAAATGATGTTACTAAAGATATTGTACTTGGCATTTTATCAATTTCTATTGGCATTTTGAATAAATAACATAAACCATAAATAATTACAATATACATAAGTGTGTACAACATACTGTAATTGTTATTAAGATCTTCTTTTAATGATTGTGATAAAAATGTAAAAAATTCATTTCTTTCATCACTTGTCAATAAATAATAACTGTTCAATATGGAAAATACCACCACTAATAAAACAAAAAAATCACTCGTTTTTGCAAACATAGATAATTGTTGAATTTCATCGTTTTTCTTAAAAAATCCTAAACTTGTGTTAATTATTATACCTATTGCTAAAATCCATAAAATAAACGTCATTACAACTTCACTCATTATTAAATTCATAAAATTTTCTGCTTCATTTTCTATTGTTGTTTTTTGAATTTCCTTATTTTCATCTTCGCCATTTGTTGACATACTATAATATATTATAAGTTATTTTTTTTACGATAAAACAAACAGTAGGACATTGGCGTTATTATATTACTTTCTCGTATCTTTGATATATTATCGTCATTAAAGTGTATCCAATCATTTTTTAATGTCTTTATAAACGTTGTATAGTGTCCTGCATTTAAATTTCCAACATGATTACATACTCCATATAAATCATATACATATTTTGATGCATTGTAACCTTTTACGTACTTAGATAAATTCAAATTATTCAATGGATATTTTACATTATTTAACTTCTTATGTCTACCGTCATCCGAAAATCTTTTTAATACAATAATTAAAATCTTTGGAAAACTCCAGAATATCATGCGTTTTTTAACATCTTCCTTTTTTTTTGTTTTATCATTATACCAACTGTTATCCCCCTCTAATGTTTCATAATTTACATAATCATCTAAACAATCATAAATACTAGTTTCTTTATTATCCGGAATTGGTAAATCCAACATCATAAACTGTTCTGGTATTGCATTATGTATTTTTTTACCATTTTTTGATATTATTTCTGTTATATATATACCATAAAATAAATCCATTATTTCTGAATATTCCCTTTTATAAGTGTTTTTTATTAATTCGTAACATTTCATAGCAATGTTATCAATATCCGTTTCTACTTTTCCTGTAATACTTACGTCTGTTGATCTTGCCAAACTATTATGCATTGTATCTATTAAAAATAGTAAAAATTCAGGCATATCATTTTGATCATAACCAGTAAAAATATCTCTTTCTTTTGTTTCGGCAATTTTATGAACATTTAATAAGAATTTTTTTGGTGAAATTACTCCATTTGTTTTCCACATTAACACACGTAATTCATTATACTCTTTTAATAATTCACTATCTATTATATTTTTTACTTTATTATTTTTTATTTTTTCGTCTAATATTTTATTTAATTCATGTGTATTAGATAATACCTGAATACTTGAATTCAAAAAACATGTATTACCTAAATTATTCAATCCTGTATAACCTTTATTAATATAATTAGACAATTCCATTAAATAAATATAAATAATAATCTTTATATTTATTTAATATTATGAGCGATAATATATATAATTTGCCTCCAAGACAAATAACTAACCAATCTATAAGAGAACTTATAAATAGTTATAATAATAACCAGCGTATATATAATTTAAATATACATGATTATAATCGCAATATTACATCATTGATTTCTTTATTAGAAACAAATTCTAATTCGAACCGCCCAATTACACCTCGTTCTCGAACGGTTCGTTCTCCTAATTTTAGAAATTCTAATTTATATGAAAATACAACGAGAAATATTTTTAGTGATGAATTTTATGCAAATATTTTACTAGGTATTAGTAGTCAAATTCAAACTCCTCGTCGGGGGTTAACCGAAATTGAATTTGAAACATATACACAAACTATTGAACGCACAACTGATATGTCAAGTAATATTTGTCAAATTACACATGAAGAATTTGAAGAAAATGAAAGAGTTTGTCAAATACTACATTGTGGACATTATTTTAAACGAGATGCTATTTTTAGATGGTTACATACAAATAGTACTTGTCCATTATGTAGACATAACATTCTTTCTAGTGACACTATTCGTAATACTAATATTCATGAAAATAATGAAACGATTGATGAAAATAATGAAACGAATGATGAAAATAATGAATTTTATGAAGAACCTGAAATTTTAAATCCAACAAATAATAATATAATTGAATTTATACGTAATTCTATTTCTAGTGACGTATCTCTCAATATTGATCCGTCTTTTAATTTACATTATACTTTTGAATTTCCCATGACTTATTATCCTCCAAATAATAATGTATAATTTATAAAAATATATAGATTTATAAATTATTTTTTGCTTTTTCTTCTTGTTTTTTTTGTTTTTTTTATTTTTTTTTTGATACAGGACTTTTTTTTGGATTTTTTCATTTTTTTTCTAGTATATTTTATTCCACCTTTATTTAGATCATTTAGAAGTATATCTTCCCTATAGTATTTGGCAGCATTTATCCTTCGCAAAGTTTCAGAACCGCGTTTTAACACGTCTGTTGGTTTTCTTCTTTCGTCTATTGATCTTATTCCTTCGTCTATTGGTTCGCCTATTGATTCGCCTATTGGTCTTCTTCCTTCGCCTATTGGTGAATTAAATGGTTCACTTAATTCAGTTAAACTTTCCGCAATTTCATACAATTCACATGATCTAAATAAACTTTTCAGTGTTTCTATAAATATATATTTTGTCATTATATTTGCTGTATATGGTTTTTCAAATAAGTTATTCTCATATTGATCTTCATTTATGGTAAAACCATATAAAATAAAATAAAATAAATTTTTTGATATTAACTGTAAATTATATTTAATACTAAAAGCACTTTTAGTTATTTGTTTATTAAAATCTTCATATTCATTATCTTCTGGAAACAGTATATTATTAGAAATAAATCTAGCATATATTAATGAAACTATTTTTAAAAAAATGTTTTCTTCTTGTCCTTTACTTTGTTTCACTTTTACACTATGCATTTTATTATCATATAATTTACTTAAATTATTCAATCTCATACCGTATTCATTCGGTAACTTAAAATGATTTGTTCCATTAAATATACCTTTCACTGCATTTTTTACCTTAGCATCTGCTATTTTTCTGTCTGTATTTGTTATTCTACTCCACTGTGCTTCTTTCTCTTGTTCCCATTTATTTTCTTTATCCTTTGATTTATAAAATTGCCAAAAAGAATTAGATATATTTTCATCTATTTTTTCGTTATCATTATTATAGCTGTTGTAATTTAAAGAATAATTACTTATTGCTTTTAATATAAATTTTTCGGATTGAATTGCATTCATATTATGAGATGATTCAATTTCTCCTATATTTTCTGAAATATGAGGTGGAAGTATATATTCAAATGATGCTATCCTAATTATATTATATAACTGTTTTAGTCTTTCTTTTTCATTATTTACTTCTTCAATTGTTTGACTTTGAGAACCGTGTCTTAACGTTAAAACATCTTGTGTTATTGTATTCTCCATTTTGTTCAATATAGTTGCTATTAAATTAAAATAATATATTAAATTTTTATTTATAGTTTCAACATCATCCTTTACTATTTCAATGCTATTGCAATCATATAAATCACTATTTTTTACTTCATTTATATAATATTGCAAACCAGTTATATTGGGAATATATTCACCTGTAACATCATTTCGTTTAATAAATACACATGCACTTTTTATTTGATTACAACATTTATGCGATTCTCTTACTTCCAATAATGAAAATAATAATTCATATTTATTTAAATATACTTGACCGTTATTAATAATAAATTTTTTTTCAAATTGTTCTTTATTCGGTGTTTTATAACTATATTGTACTTTTTTATAAGATTTATCAAAATTAAACACTAAATCTCCATTATCATTAATTCGCGTATTGTCTTTTACTAATTTCCAATAATTTTTCAATCCAATACCACCATATTGAGCAGCAAATGCAAATGGCAATACATGTTCTATTTCCATTTGACTATCTATTCTTTTATTACATATATAACATGTTCCTTTTTTTTCTTCTTTTAAAAAATTCCATAATGAATTTGTATCATTCACATCTAATATATGTGCATAACAAGAATTACTCATTTTTATATAAAAATCTGCAAAATCAGTTTTCTTATTACAACCTATTTTTTTATAAAATGTATCTATCAAATATCTTGTATATACTAATTGATTTTTTGTAGATTCTTCTACTTCTGTTCTATCAAAATCTAAATTTAATATTTTTGCAAATATTGAAGCTGTTGCCATATAATTTTTCGATTCAGGCGTAAATTGCATTACTCTAGGTTTTGCATCATAATCATTGTTTTGAATAGCTCGCATCATTATCCTATATGTTTCTTCATTAACAGGTAATTTTTTTTCATGTTTTATAATATCAATTATCTCTTGTAGTTTAGTTATATCTATTAATTCTCTTTCTGGTATATCAATTATCTTATCTGTTAATATAATTTCACTTATTTTTGTTCCTTCTATTAATTCTCTTTCTGGTATATCAATTATCTCATCTGTTAATATAATTTCACTTATTTTTGTTCCTTCTATTAATTCTCTTTCTGCTATTAATTCTACTTGTTGTTGTATATTAGCAACTTGTTCTTCTTCTTCTTCTTCTTCTTCTTCTTCTTCTTCTTCTTCTTCTTCTTCGTATGTTTGTTTATCAGCAGCAGCAGCTTTATTTTGTTGATGTTCCATTTATATATAATATCAAAAGAAATTAGTGATTAATTTCATATTATTTTTTTCACTTGCTATTTTATTTAAGATTTTATCAAATAATATTGTTTTTATTTGTATTGAACAATATTTTTCCTTTTTCTTCATAAACATTTCATAATCATCTAAACAATCTTTTTCTAGTTTTTTTATTTCTTTTTTATATTCTTTTATTGCTCCTGTTTTTCGCCTATGTTCCCATATTGGTATCAACGCCAATCCAAATAATTGTTGCAAAGGTTTCATCAATTGGTTTGTTATGTAATAAGTATAATCGATCTTCAATTTATTGTCTATTATAAATTCAGGCGTCTCTATTCGGTCACCCAATAATGCTTTTGGTGTTTTATTGTTTATAAATACATACTTTATTCTATCTCCTGGTTTTGGTTTGTTTCCTGGATCACGTTCTCCTATTCGCTCTGATAAAACCTTATGAGCAATTGTATTTGGATTTTTATAATCACTCCTCAATGCTCGTGTTATTGATAATTTGTCCATTGGTACTTTTCCTTGTACCAATTCATCCAATGAATTATTTAAAAACTCCACTGCTTTTTCTATATTGTTCTCATACATCAATATATTCAATATTCCTCCATATGTATCTTTCAAATAATCACATGAGTCGCGCCTCTTTAAAGACAATCCCATAAATTTCATTTTTCCCTTATTTGGATCTTTTTCATATAACATACCTACATAACGCTTCTTTGACAACAATATAAACGGCATCAATGTTTTCTCATATTCTAAACCCATCGGTGGTTTCAAAAAGGATGTACATAAATCGGCAACTTCTTGAGCGATTTCTATTGTCAATTCTAACGCTTCTTTTCCTCTGATCTTTTCTCCTGTTTCTGGATCTTCCAAATTAAATGTGAAAAATACACTGTCAGTATCTCCATATATATATTCTGCTCTTGTTCGTACTTTAATATTTTCTTTTGTTTCGTATATAGTATTTCCATACACTTCTTCTACCATTCGTTTTGCATATATTATCATCATTCGCCCGGTTGCTGTGGTTGATGCAGCTACATCTTTTTCATAAAAAGTAGATGTCTTTGCACCACATTGTCCATATAATGAATTTGCTGTTACTTTATAACCTAATTGTCTTTTATCCAATATATTCTCCATAAATGGATCTGTTTCACCTTTCATTAATTTCTTTGTTGCTTTACGTGCTTTTAATAATTCTTCCAAAATAGCTGGCATAATGGATTTTTCGTTATTTGACAACTGTGCCCATCTACATATCATCTTTCCGGATTTTGTTTTTACGGCTTTTGCTTTTTCTGATTTTCTTATGTATCGATATGTATCAAACTCAATATTTATATATTGATATTCTGGCAAATTATCATATATGAAATTACCATTTTCGTCTACTTCTCCTGTTTGGTTTATTAATTTTCCTGTTAAATCATATTCCTTTGTCCATACTTTACTATCATGAGAATAATTCTGACTAATCATGGACGACGGATACAATGACGAATAATCTACACACGCAACTGGATTGTCCATATACATTGAACATTTTGGAGGCAATACTATTGCTCCTTCATATCCTTCATTGGATCCTCCTTTCTCCAAATCTGGCATTAACGTATCTTTTTCTCTACATTTTTTTGCTACGTAACTTGTTAGTTTAATACCTTGACCTCGTAAAACCAAGAAACTTATTGGTACACTACAAATTGCAGACATTTCTACATATCCGGTTACTACATCTATCTTATTCATCAAATGATGAACCAAATTACAATCCTGAATACAATATTTTGCTACAATCGCTCGATCACTTGATGAACCATTTGTTAGTCTAAAAATATCTTGAGGTGTTACATCATCTTTTGCCATTCCCCATTTGAGTTTTTTATCTTCAAAGTCATAGTGTCCATCCACTGTTATTATTTTATATTTATTCTCATTTTCTATTCGTTCTTCTATATTCATAACTTTGAATTTTTTTCCATTTTCCACATAGTCTGTTGTAAATCCACACATTTCAATATGAATATAATCATCTATATTTAAACCTACCAAATTTTTACTATATAATTCTGTATATTTTTTACGAGATTTTGTTATTTGATTTGTCTTTACTATTTCATCTCCTATAAACTCTCCTGCTACATCATCTAATTTATAAGATGACAAATTGAAATCTTTCCTGAAATATGTATACATATCTATTTGCAAACGACCTGCGATTTTGTAATATTTCAGGTCATATTCCCCTGTTGCTAATACTACTTTTGTATTTTCTATTGCTACTTCTCCGTCTCTTATTTTAAAACATTGTTCGTCCTTTATTCGCGATAACATCAAAAACTCATTTACACACTTGTTTTCTTGTGCGCGTCTATACATAAACTCATAATCAAAACCAAATATATTATATCCTATTATGATATCCGGATCTTCTTGTTGTATCAATTCACACCATTTTACTAATAATTCATCTTCTGTTTTACATGTTTCCACTTTTATATTCTCTATTTTATCACAACTTCCCAAAACCAAACAGTGATTTAAATATGGGTCTTTTTCTCCATAATTCATAAATGTTGAACCAATAAACGTTACTTTATCGCCTTCTAATTCAGGAAATATTGATGTTAATGCACTATCTAAATAATTTATTTTTTCCTCTCTTGTGAAATCGTTTGTTAATACTTCAATTATTGTTGTTTTGTCATTGCACGATTTTTGCTTTTTATTATCATATTCATCGTCTGAATCATTATTTTCAAACATCTTTGTCAATGACATTATGTTTTTTACACTTTCGGTTATTACTGCATCTTTTATTTTTTTTTTAAACAACTTATCAATATACACTTCTACCTCTTTTTTTATTGGTTTATTTTTTGGATAAACTACATCTACATTTTGAAATTTTGCATATCCAAATGCTGTCATTATACTACTTTTTATTAATTGTTCCAACTTTCCATCTGTTGGTTTATATGTATTATATAAATCTACTAAATTTGTTGCTAAACGCTTATATGATTTAATTGGGACTGGAAAATCTCCATGACTACTACTTGCTTCAATATCAAAACTACAAATTTTATATGGTACAATTGTTTCCTTTTCCGGCATTGGTTTCACATATTTACTTGACGCGGTATATTCAAACATACAATTTGTTGGTTTTATTCCTCCTTGTTCTGATTTTGTTGTATTTATTTGAACCCATCCGGATGGACTTATTTCATTTATATGATAAAATCTCAACATTGGTGGAATATTACTTTCGTATAATTCTAATTTATTACCATTAAAATAATAATCTTTTAATACTCCATTCCTATACCACAAATGTTTGACTTTATTCATATTTATCGATGAATTAAATGTTAATTTTAAGAATTTGAATTTCTTTCCAGCAGAGAACCCATACAGTTTCTTATGTTTCACTATTTCCATTTTATCTATTACATTGTATTTTAATTGCTTCTTAAAATTGTCTTGTAATGATTTAATCGATCCACTTGAAAAATCGTCTGGTACTTTCAAATAAAAGAACGGTTGATAATCATTGATTGTTATACTACATGATTCTCCTTTTTCATTTATTCCAAACAATTGTATATAAAATTGAAATCCCTTTGTTTCAGTTCTCTCATCAAATATATTACAATCAAATAACCGAAAACTTTTGTAAATATTCTTTCTTTTACTCATTATTGTATTTAGTCAAATATGTTTAATACATTTGATTAAATATGTAATTCAATTTTTTCTTTTTGTTTTTCTTCGTTTTTTTTTTCTTTTTTCTTTTTTTTGCTTTTTTGTTTTATTTGTTTTAGTAGATTTCGGCATAATCCATTTCATCATATTATTTGTATCTCGTTCTCCATTATAATATGTTATTTTTCCGTTTTTTATTTTTGCGATTGTTGGATAACCTTGTACCTCTACCTTTTCATTTAAATTACTATTTATTTCATCTAATTTATATAATTCTTTCGATTCAATATTTACTATTTCTGGTGAATTTTTGTTTTTCTCTATTCTTGATGTTAACCTCTCCCACTCAGGTGCCATTCGTATACAATGTCCACACCAATCGGCATATAATTTTATTATTGTAAAAGACATTTATATATTATAATTATAATTTTTTTTCAACCATTATTATATATCTAAATGAAAAAGAAATTGTATATTACTCTAATTATTTTAATTGTTTTTATATTAGGACTTTATGTTTATGTCAACCAAGATATAAAAGTAACTAAAGAAAATTTAGAAAATAGAAGTAAATCCTCCGCAAAATGTCCTAATGTTTTAGTTAAACGCGGAGAACATTTATATTTGTATAATACCACTGACCGCGATCACTCTATTCCTATGCATTTCAATAATTTAGATGAATATATTGAACATGTTAATAAACAACGTGCTCAAGGACTTACTTGCCCTATTTTATTTTTACAAGAAGAAAATGACGCACAAGGTAATGATGTTTACCGAGTACGTCCTAGTCCATTCGATCTACAAGGTGGTATGCAACCTGTTAATCAGGTTATTGATGCTTCTCGCACTAGTGAAGTATATAATGTAAATCAATTTGCTGGATTTGATCCATATGGTTTTGACATTGGCACATACAATGAATTAGATAAAATTCATGACTCCACAGCTGAAAGTAAAATGAGTGATAATCCAATGGATACTAATTGGGGTGGTGTTCAACATACACAATCTCAAGTTGAATCTGGTAAATATGAAGAAAGACAAGTTACCAAACCTACTTATTTCAGTCCATTCGGCGAATTTAAACCAGGACTTGGTAACCGCGCTCCTCCATTGTCATTTATTAGCAGCAGCGGTACTGCAGTATAATTTTACATTAAAATGATAAATACTCTTTAATACTCGCAATGCAATTTTTATTTATTTTTCTTTGCTTTCCATTACTGTCATATGTCATTCCATCCAAATATGATGGATTTTCATTTATTTTTGTTATAAAATCGTGAAAGTTATCGAAATGTTTCAATATTGCCTTTGCTAAAATTGCACTTATTCCGGGTATTTGCATCAACATAATTTCTCCTATATTTTCTTTATTTATATTTTCCTTTTTTATTGTTTTAATAACATCGCAATACGTAACCGTTTCTGTACTAAATTGTTTTTTTTTATTCTTTATACTTCTATTCATTTTATCCACCATTATTAATAACCAATCCGCAGTTTCGTCAATGGAACCTGTTTTCATAATACTAAATCCTTTAAACACATTCAATGATGTCAATGTTGAATAAATTATATTTTTCGATGAACTCGGTATAACACCTTCCACTAAATACATAATTCGATTATTCGGCAAATTGTTATTATATAATCTCAATGATTGTTCCGCATATCGCCCATCCTTAATACTTGAAAGCAAATCTGCAATCGTTTTTCGCTCAATTAAAAGCAATTCTTCGTCATCGTTTTTTACTAAAATGTCTCCCAAATCCAGAACTTCTGTTATTATTTCTATGTTTTCAAACTTATACAAAGGTAATAATTCATTTACTTTTTCAATTAATTTTACTTCCCTTTTGTCTATTATTATTTTCATTATGATATAATAAATATATGATTATTATATCATTTTATTGCTAAATTATTTAAGGTCTGTAATTACCACTACGAACCCATGTTGGTCTTGATTGCATGACATTTGGATTGGCTGTTAAACTCATTTTCATCATTGGCAATGGTAAACCTCTAACTCTGTAAGCACGAGATTGGGCTACACTGGCAGTTTCAGTTGGAACCAAACCCGCCTTCTTCATTCCACCACCCTGGTTTTGGTTAGTGATGCTACTAACATATCTAGCACGCTTTCCGGCATTATACAAGTATCCCATTATATATAACCTAAATATATTTTTTTTTCGTCCTTAAATATTTAAAATAATGACCTAAAGAAATAATTACATATATTGTATAGTATTCATTTTATTGCCTGAATAAAATGAACACTTCATATACTGATGATGATATTCGTATTGAAAAAAATACTGATGGTTTAGAAACTTATATTTTTGACCCATATAATCCTTTAAATAAAGAAATTACTAAAGATGAGTTACAATATATTTTAAAAAGATATGGAATTAATACTCCTATTTACAATTTTGAATTATATAAACGTTCATTTATACATAGATCCTATACAAAAAGACCAAATTTAGAAAATGAATTAAATAATATTATTATTACTCCTAAACCAGATAATAGTTTAAATTTATATACAAAATCAAATGAACGGTTGGAGTTCATTGGCGATGGCGTATTAGAATGTATTACTAAGTATTATTTATATAGACGATTTCCAAAAGAAAATGAAGGTTTTATGACCGAGAAAAAAATTGCTTTGGTAAAAAATGAAGCTATTGGTAAGTTAGCTTTTGAAATGGGATTACATAATTGGTACATTTTATCAAAAAATGCAGAAACAAAACAAATACGTATTAATTTGAAAAAATTGGGTTGTTTATTTGAGGCGTTTATTGGAGCTATGTTTTTGGATTTTAATAGAATTCAGATACATGATGATGAAAAATGGTTTGATAATCTATTTGTTTGTGGTCCTGGTTTCCAAATGGTGCAAATATTTGTAGAAAATGTTTTTGAAAAACATGTTGATTGGATGAATTTAATTCAAAACGACGATAATTATAAAAATATATTGCAAGTAAAAATACAGAAGAATTTCAAAGTCACTCCTCATTATATGGACATTGAGGAATATAATACTGAAACCGGTTACCATATGGGCGTATATTTATGTTTAGGACAGCCTATTCATAATATGGTTCAATCACAATCTATAAATATCAATAAATTCAAAAGTTATAATGATATTCATCAATACATGTCTGTAAACAGAAAAATATTTGTATTCCTTGGTGGAGGTATACACAAAATAAAGAAAAAGGCCGAACAAATATCTTGTGAAAATGCAATTAAAAATATTGAAAATTTTTAATTTAGTTATAAAACATATTGAATATATATTTTATAAATCTATATTATACAATGGACTTACCTTATTTAGATAATTTAAATAAAAAATTAACACCAAAAACAACAAAGTCTTTTGTTGTTAAAACTCAAGGGGTTTGTATAGATGAATGTGATATTTCCAAAATTGATAGAGAACTTATATTAACTCGAATATTAAAAAATGATACATCCGAGAACTTTATTCAAAAAACTATTGATTCTGATGATGAAATTGATGATTTTTTTGAAAAAATGGAAGAAGAAAAACCTATATTTACTGAAGATGTTGAAAAACAAAAGAAAATTGTTATTAAAAGGAAACCTGATGAAGATAAACCTAAAGATATTGTGGTTATTACCAAAAAAGGTCGCAAGGTTAAAGCAAAAACCGTTTCTACTATGAAAATTGGGGAAATTGAAATTAATGGAAAACAAATCAAAAAACGACTACCTGTTTCTCTTGAACGCTACAAACCTAAGATTTCACCTTATTATATGAATAATCGTAAACTTGCTATTGAAAAAATTAATAAAATTTTTCTTCAATACAAAGGCGACGACAAAAATATAGATAATTCAAATGTTGATTTTCAACTAATGAACCATCAAAAAGTGGTTAGAGAATATTTGAATTTATATACTCCTTATAGAGGTTTATTGTTATTACATGGATTAGGTTCTGGTAAAACATGTACTAGTATTGCTATTGCTGAAGGTATGAAAACAGATAAACAAGTTATTATTATGACACCTGCATCATTAAAAAAAAACTTTTTTGCTGAAATTAAAAAATGCGCTGATCCTTTATTTAGAAAAAATCAGTTTTGGGAATTTATTTCGACAAATGGTCAACCGGAATTAGAAAATATTTTATCTAGTGCAATGTCCCTACCAAAAGAATTCATCCAGCATAATAAAGGTGCTTGGTTAGTTGATAAAACAAAACCATCTAATTTTTCAAAATTAGAAAACAAAGATCAAGCTATTATTGATACGCAATTAAATGAAATGATACGATCCAAATACAAAGATATTAATTATAATGGTCTTCAAATCAGTCATATTAATGAATTAACTAAAGATCAAACGATTAATCCTTTTGATAACTCGGTAATTGTCATTGATGAAGCGCATAACTTTGTAAGTCGTATTGTAAATAAAATAAAAAGTAAACAAACTAACAGTATTTCTTATATTTTATATGAATTGTTATTGACGGCAACTAATTCACGCATTGTTCTTTTGACTGGTACTCCTATTATTAACTATCCAAATGAGGTTGGAATTTTGTTTAATATATTACGTGGTTACATTAAAACATGGACCTTCCCCTGTGTTGTTAAAACAAAGCAAAAAATTAATAAAGATGCCATTTTGGAAATTTTTAATAAAGAACGTTTCAATACTTATGATTTTGTTGAATATAGTGGCAATAAATTAACCATTACACGTAACCCTTTTGGATTTATTAATGTTAATAATAAAAAAGATAAAATTGAAGACCAATATAACGGCGTTAAATTGGATGAAACTGGTAATTTAACAGATGAAGATTTCAAAAAAATTATTATTAAAATATTGAAAAAAAATGATGTTGATGTTACAGAGGGTGCTATACAAATAACTAATCATAATGCTCTTCCTGATAATACTGACCAATTTATTGATATGTTTATTGATGAAGATAACATTATGTTGAAACAAGAGAACCTATTTAAACGACGTATTTTAGGACTAACCTCCTATTTTAAAAGTGCCAAAGAAGATTTATTACCTTCTTTTGTTTTAGATGAAAATGATAGCATTTTCCATCTAGTCATTACTGATATGAGTGATCTACAATTTGGAGAATATCAGAAAATTCGTAAAAGAGAAGCAGATAGAGAAAAAGTTTCCAAGAAAAATGCCAAAAAACAACAACAGGGCGGAGAACAATTGTTCAAAATTGCGTCTTCATATAGAATTGAATCTAGACTTTGTTGTAATTTTGTTTTTCCTGATCCACCTGGAAGACCCATTCCCGATAAAAAAGATTTTACTGAAACTGATGTCGATGCATTACAAGACGATGAAGAAATTGAACCCGAAGGCGCTGATTATAAACAACGTATTCAACAAGCTATGAATTTTTTACAAGAAAACTCTGACGAATATTTAACTGAACAGAAATTGATTGAATATAGTCCAAAATTCTTGGAAATATTGCAAAATATTAATAATCGCGATCATATTGGATTACATTTGTTATATAGTCAATTTCGTACTATAGAAGGTATTGGTATTTTAAAACTCATTCTTGAAGCAAACGGATTTGCTGAATTTAATATTGAGAAAATCGGCGGCTCTTGGGAATTGATTATTAATGAAGCTGATAGAGATAAACCTAAATTCTTTTTACATACTGGTACCGAAGATGCTGATAAAAAAGAAATATTATTGAATATTTATAATAGTAAATGGGAAGAAGTACCTTCAAATATTGTTAGACAACTCAAACAAATTCACGAAAATAACTTTTTAGGAGAAATTGTTAAAGTCATGATGATCACATCTTCCGGTGCTGAGGGTATTAATCTGAAAAATACCCGATATGTTCATATTGTTGAACCTTATTGGAACATGGCAAGATTACAACAAGTGGTTGGACGTGCTAGACGTCTTGAAAGTCATCTTGATTTACCAATTGAATTACGTAGTGTTCAAGTCTTTCTTTATATGAGTACTCTTAGTGAAGAACAAAGTACCAATGATAAAAATTTGGAACTCATTAATCGTGATAGAAGTAAAATAGACAAAAAAACACCCGTCACCACAGATGAAAATCTCTATGATATTTCCAGAATAAAAGATAATATTAATGAACAAATCATGAAATCTATCAAAGAAACATCCATTGATTGTTCTCTTTATTCTAACTCTGAAAATCTCAATTGCTTCTCTTTTGGAAAAATCAAATCTAATGAATTTGGAAGTGTTCCTGATATTAAAACTGACTCCCAACAAAAAGAGGATGTTAAACAAAAAGTATTAAAAGGATTTGTTACCGTTATTGATCCTAAAACAAAAAGAAAACTTGCTTTTAACAAACAACTTAATGAGATATATGACTTTGAAGAATATCAAAGTGCTTTGGAAAGTAAAAAAACTCTTCAATCTATTGGTAGAATTATCAAAGATGGCAGGAAAAATGTCATTGAATATTTTTAAAAACATATTTTATAAAACTAAATTATGTTTTACTATCAGTATCATAACAAAATATAAATATATCTATAAAAAATGTATTTATGGTAACATACTAGAATCAAGGAAAAACTACTGTAAAACTTTTTTCAAAAATTTGAAAATGGACAAAAATAAAAATGTCCAAAACGAAAAATCTCAAAAAAGTTTTCAAAAGGGTCTAAATTTTTTTGGTTTAGAGCATAATGCAGCAAAACGAGTTTTTTTCATGAAAAATGTTGTTAGCATAAAAAAATCCCGTAAAATTTGGAAACTTTTTTTCTCTGGAAACTTTAAAGAGAATTTCCGATGTCAAAAGTTTCCAAATTTTACGGGTGTGAGGCTTGTGATGTAAAATGCAGAGATAAGTATGATTTAGAGAGACATAGATTGACTGCAAAGCATAAAAGACAGATTTCTTCCGATAAAATCTCGGGAAAAAATAAAACTGATTTTTTCTGTGAAAAATGTGATTATATTTGCAACAAACATTCACTATGGAAAAAGCACATTGACACCAAGAAGCATTTAGGAAACTTCTCGGGAAAAAAAGTTTCCTCACTAGAAGAAAATTTCAAATGTTCTTTCTGTGCAAAATCTTACCTTAATTATTCAAGTTTGTGGTCTCATGAAAAAACATGCAGTCAAAAAAAGTGGGATTGTGAATTACTAGAACCACATGATATATCGTCAGAAAAAAATACGGATTATACAAATATTATAAGTACATTAATAACAGAAAATAAAGAATTAAAAAATTTTGTTATAGAGCAATCAAAGGAAACAAAGCATATTTTGAATAAAGTTGTTGAAATGTCAAAACCTCAACAAACAATAAACAATACAATGAACAATAATAAATTTAATATTAATTTTTTTCTTCGTGAGGAGTGTAAGGGCGCAATGAATTTATCCGATTTTATAAATAATATATCAATTTCACAACATGATTTAGAGAACAATGCTCAATTGGGTTTTGTAGAGGGTATTTCCAAAATTTTCATAGATAATTTGAAACAATTAAGTGTTTATCAACGTCCAATACATTGTACAGATACTAAACGTGAAACCATGTATATAAGAGACGAAGATCAATGGCAAAAAGACAATGATGATGCAAAAATAAAAAGTGCAATTCAAGAAGTATCAAGAAAAAGTATACAAAAATTGGTTAATTGGAAAGATAATAATCCAGAGTATGAAGATGCCGACTCCGATTTTTCAAATAAATGTATAACAATACATCAACAATCTAATGTAGGTAATAATAGAGAAACATATTATCCAAAAGTAATAAAAACCCTTGCGAAAGAAACGGCATTAGATAAATCTAAATAAATATGAAATCATAATTATATAAAAACTTTATTAATTCACTTTTACAGTAAGTGTTCGGTTCGTTCATAATTTGATTACTACTATTAATTTGACTTTTAATAATATTATACGTTTCATTCAAAATATCACTATCTTTTATGAAATCTTTTTTTATCAACCATTCATAAAAATCATCTTCTGTTTTTTGTTTTGTATATTCTCGATGCAAATATAAACTTTTCTTGATACTAAATGTTTGTTTTAAATTATAATCTGTTCCGCATAATACAATAATTTTCTTGAATTCATCTTCTGATAAATTCAAGGTTTTTAATATATTTTCTGTATCATATTCAATTACTGTATGGTTCAATATACTTAAATATCTTAATACTTTTGGGCATCCATATAAAAACATGTCCATGTCATCACTTAAACATGCATATGCTTGATTATTTATAACCATATTTACACATACTACGTCTGCTTCGCCATCTGCATCAATATATTGAACACTATAATTTATTAATAATTGTTTTATTTTTCTTATTTTTTCATCGTTTATTCTTACAAATTGTTTTTTTAATTTTTCTAATTCGTCGTTTATTTCTTTTTTATCTTCTTTTGATAAATTCGCATTCTCCAAGTCTTTCATTTTTATATTGTATTTTTCTTCTGCTTCTTTTTTATTTAATCTTCTTTTTTTTAATAGATCTTTTTTCTCATCCGGTGGCTTCCCATCAAATACAAATACCGGACAAATATTGTAATATTTAAATATAGAAATTAATAAATAAAAGTTTTCAATTAGCTTTTCTTGTCCTGCGAATTTATATAAATAAATACTTGTATCAATTACTATTGTTTTTCCTTCATATTTGGATAAATTTGATTTGTTAATATGATTATTGCATTTTTCTAAAAATAGCTTATTTAGGTTTGGTATTCCCATATTAGTTAATTTATATTATTTAATTTATAATTAAATAATACATTCAATTTTCCATTTCATACAATGTCATACGCATTGATCTATTAATCATTTGGTTATTAGACGTTTTTTTAGAAAAATCTTCAATGTCTTCAATAAAACACGATTGATTGTATAAATCATATATAAATTTACATAATTCTATTATATTTTCTTCACTTTGTGTAAATTGAATATATGCATTATGACTATGGTTCCATTCTATGAATTTATTTTTATTGTATAAAAATATTACTTTTATCATATAATACGATATTACATAAGTATTTTCTTTGTAATTATTATTTCCTTTGTATATTTCACTATAGTTTAAATTGTAATGATTTAATACCTTTTTCAATTGAAATAATGCAAAACATATTTCATTATGGGTCATTGTTTCTATTTTCGTTAACATCAAATCATAATTAGTTTTTATTTTTGTATCAAAAAATGCCAAAAATACAGTATTTAATATATTTGCCCAACATTCTGTGTATGATTCATATAAACGAATGTCGTTTTTCTTCAATTTTATTAAATTGAATAATATTTTATCAGTGTTTATATTGCTCATACATGCGAAATCCAAACCCATATTATGAAATAATTCATGTATTAATACTTTAAACCATTCTTCTTTTCTAAATACACATATTTCTGTACTTTGTCTGCATGTTCTCGTATATGCAGAATTTACATGTTCTTCGTCCAATGGTATTTTATTTTTGGGTAAATATTTTTTATGATCGGACATAAAAATTTGTAATACAACATTATGAGATATTTCAGTGTTTGTTGAATAATTGTTTAATACATTTAATATTAAATATACTTTGAAAAAGTATATATTTAAGTCTTTATTTGTTTGCTTGTTCTCAAAATAAAATATCACCTTGTATTTTCTATTTTTTAAATCAATCATACAATAATATGAATGTCTCTGGCGGTTTATATATTTTTCTGGAACAGAAGGAATTATATCGTTTGCATTTTCATGATAAACAACGGGTGTGTATGAATTATATTTTTTATAAATTGTTTTTAAAATATGTTTTAAGAAATTTTGTGATTTGTTGGAGAACCTTTGGTTATTAATTTTACAATTTTTGATGAAATCTAATAATATTTGTGAATCATTTGTTAATTTCATATATATATATTATTATTATTTTTCATCTATAATAACTTTACGAATTTTCATAAGTTCTCCAGCAGCTCCAAGTTTTTGTCTACGTTCAAAAAACATCAGTTTGGCTGGATAAGTCATTTTTAATATATCTTTTAATTCTTCATTTTGGGAGAACTTTGCATATATTGCATCTTCTTTTGTTTTAATACTTCTTTGACCATAAAAGTCCGGATCTATTTTTACTTTCTTATCTTGACCGGATTTCGATGCCTTCTTTTTTGCCAAAATGACATCTTTTGAGAAATCACTATCGCTGTCTAAAGAGAACTCTAAATAATAATCAGGATACGTTTTCTTGTATTTTGAACCATAATAATAATGTTTGACTGTATTCCATTTATGACCATCTAATTCAAACGGCGCTTCATAACTATTATCTATTTTACGCCTCCAGTTCTCTATTTTACCTAGTTTTTTAAATTGATGAACGTCTTCTTTTGCGATTTTTTCACCATTTGAACCTTTTCCAGGTTTGGCGGATTTTTGCGCTTTTGGATATATTACAAATACAGTATTTTCTTCATATTCATCATTAATAGAATTGTCTTCATCATCACTGTCGTCTTCAATTACTCCTATTTTCTTTTTTAAATTTCTGAAATCTTCAATTAAATTAAACAATCCTGAATTCTTTTCCAAACATTTATTGATGACCAAATTTTTAATATCATAAGGTATTTCTCTAAATGAAAATAATTTTTTCTTTTTATAAGTAACCAGTTTATAATGGTTACCGCTATAACTTGTTATAATATATGCATCTGGTTGAAATGCTCCCCGTTTCATTAATTTTTCGTAGCTTTCATTGCAATTCAATACACTATCTAATGCATCTTCATTGAAAGATTTTTCTGATAATATAATTAATTTAATATTGAGCTTGTATTCTAGTACTGAAATTGCCCATGTATCCGCCCAAAAACTAGACGTTTTAATATAATCCTTGTATTTATCTAAATTGTCAATGTTTCTCATGTAACCAATGTCAGTTTTCAATATTTCTTCTGAACCTTCTTTTTCTTTTTTGAGTTGCAAAATCGATGATTTAGATTCTTTTGCACTTTCTACTATTTCTTTGCGTTCATATTGTTTCAAGTCATTGTCTTCCATACGTTTTTTGTATTCTTTTATTAATCCTTTATGTTTTTTGATTTCTTTTTCAGTTTCGGCAATAGCATTTTCGGTCTCTAAATACAATTCTCTGTATTCATTGTATATATTTGCATTGGCTTCTTCTGCTACAAGTTCTCTAAGTTTTTCAGTAGAAACAAATTTACCAACTTGTTCAAATGCATCACGTACAACCGCAAAGAAACAATCACCGCCACCTTCATTATCAATGAGTTTATATCTATTGTTTTTCATGAATTTTTCAATCCATATATTTTTGGGATTATTATTATATTCATTTCTAATATCATTGGCGTCTTCTTTTGTTTCTTCCGGTAATGTTTCCGGTTGTTTTGTATTTACATCAATTGTGAAAATCTTGTCATCTTTATTAAGACTGTAATTTGGAGATTTAACAACATTTACTTTTAAAACATCGTCATCGTCAGTAATTTCTTCAACGTCTAAATCTTCTTCGGTAGGATCTTCAATGTCTTCATTGTCTTCATTATCTTCATTGTCGCTTTCGTCATCAAACGAATCAAAAAAAGCTTTATTAACAAAATCATATAAAATAGGTTTTTTAATGTATTTGGGATCAATATCATCATCTTCATCTTTAATGGATGGTAATTTTTCAACTTCGAATTCAATTAAACCTATTTGAGATTTTACTTCATTATCAACGACTAAATACATAGGGAAAAATACAATACCTTGTTTTTCATATTTATGATTGACTTTTCCAAATACAACTGTGTATTTTGTTTTATTATCTATTTTTTTGAATTTCAAATCATAACTACGTACCTCCATTTCATCATCATCGTCTTCAACCTCTTTTTTATTAACATACTCTATATTTTTGTTAATGCTTGAATGCACCATATATACATATAATAATATTTATATGTATAGTTTTTTATTAATTTATTTTTTTAATCTATATAATATTTACACTTCTAAAATAAACATAACCAAATGTAATGAATATCACTTACATATACCTATGCTTCAATTTTATGGTGCATGATTTGTTCATGGCCGCAAGCTTTTACAACAGTTACAATTAATTGTTTACCGTCATCAAATTCTTTTTGAATAGTTCTACAATAATCTTCCGGATAATCTGGTAATTTAATATCTTCTCTTGTATCTCCATCATCGTCTAAAAGAGTAACATATCCTTCTTCATTTATATCCATGAGTGTATATTCTTTTCTCGTTAATACGGGCGTAGCAGTGGCATGACTAGATCCCAACATTTCTTCTAATTTTTTATTATTAAAAATATTATTGGCAGTAAAGTTACATTTTGCGCTTCCGTGTTTACCTGTTTTAGAGGTTGAAACATTTGATACTCTACAAGGCTGGTCTTTAATCATTATTAAACCACCTTTTTTAATTTGTCCGGCTTCAATAGGAATTGTATCTGATGCTCCTGTTTCGGTTGTAGAAAAATCATATTCGTCCATATATATATATATAATATATGTATTTTTTATATATATATAGCCAATTCTATATATCACCAGGGTTACCGTTTAATAATTCTAAAATAAATACATAAGATAAACATAACCAACATGTAATATAAAAAAAAAACTCTAATGGTTCATTATCGCGTATTTCTTGTAAAATACGAATATATTGAAAATCAATAATATTGAAAAAATTAACCGGTTCAATAACCGTTAATGCATGATTTTCTAAATGATTATCTGTAATATTGCAATATAAATCGTTTGTATTGATCATGTAACACATATTATATTATATAAAATGTGTTTAATTATATTTTTGTAAGTTTATTACTTTTTAGATCTTCTTGTTTTGGTCTTTTTGGTCTTTTTGGTGGATTTTCTTGATTTCTTTGATTTGCGTTTTCCTCCTTCTCTTTTCACATTTCTTTTCAGTTCCATTAAGGGAATGTATTGTTCTCTAATATTAGACTTTCCAATAATGGGGGTGGAAACACCCTTAACCACATTTATACCAGTTCCAAGGGCACCTTTTGTGGTAAATGAGACTGCTTTACTCGCTCCTCTCAAGATATCACCTATTCTTCTTACTCCAAATGCAGCGGTACATATAGCTTTATCTTTCGCTTTTAAATTATTATAATATCCTAATTTATTCTCTGACTCTATAAGTCCACTACAAACTTTATTTATTCCTAACGATTTTGCTACCTTATGAGATATTGTATTTTCTGGATTTATCTCACCCCACTGTCTAACCTCTTGATCATGATCTTCAGTTCCGCCCATATCTTCACCAAAATAAGTATCACCAAAATCAACATATTTTGATTTTTCACCTCCACTAATTACATTATTTGATACTTGTTTCATAATATTATACAATAATCAAACATTATTATTTCTTCTAAATTAATATTTTTTGATATTATCAATAATTTCATCGGGATAATTCATTTCCTCCAAAATTAAAATGGCACCTTGTACTTTTGATATTCCCTTTTTGATCTTATAAGTGTATTGTATTTTTTCATTTTCATCAAATTGAACATCCATTTTATAATTTTGAACTTTATTCTTTTTGGCTAATTTCTTACAAATACTTGTATAATGTGTTGTTAAAATATAATCCACATTGGAAAAATTAGATAAATATAATAAAAACGCATATGCAGATTTTGTTGCTTCGCTTGGATTTGTACCAGAAAACAATTCATCAAATATGGTAAAATGCCTTTCATCTGCATTATCATTAATAATATCAATAATATCTTTACATCTTCTTGATTCGGCTTGAAATAAACTGTCTCTACCAGATGTATCTGGAATATTCAAATAAGAATGAATATGTTCATATGGGTTCAAAGTACATGAACCATAAAACCCAACACCATATTGTTGCGAAAAAATAATATTTAAAGCAGTTGTTTTCAAATATGTCGTTTTACCAGAAGCATTTGGTCCAGTAATAATATTTTTATTTAACACACAATTGTTTTTCACGTGGCTTTCTTTGCAATAAGCCGGATAATATTGGTTTTTGAATTGAGTATTTTCTTTTTTATTAAAAGATGCGTATGAAATATATCCTTTCTTCACATTGTTGTGAATTTCACAAATATTTTGCATATATCCATTAAATCCAACGGAATATTTCAAACTCTCGTCGAATTCTTCGTCGCTGTGAATAATATAAAACATTTTCAATAAATACCCGATCTCACTGACTTTTGTTAAACTAGGTGTAAATTCTTCAATATCTAAAATTTGATTTTGTAAATTCATTAATCGGTACATATGCATATGTATGTCCTTATTAAATAATTGATAATGCATAACATCTTTGTTTATTTTTATAAATGAGCCCATTTTGTTTATGGTTATTTTTAAATATTCTTTCATTTCGAAAATATATGTGTTGATTTTACTAATATTTTTGTAAAACTTCAAACAAGTATTAATGTTTTGATAAATCTGTAAAAAATATAATCCAATTGTACCTAACAAATATAGAACGGTAGATGCACTAAATGTTTTTATATTTAATACTTGTCCAATAATGTGACTACGTGCAACATTTTTCAATAGACTAATATATGTATTAAAAGTAATAGGAATTCCTTGGATTTTCAAAATAATAAATGGAAAAATCAAAAACAAAAAAGGAATAATGAAACTGAGAACCGGGGATGACATATTAACAAGAGAAACAAAGCCTAAAAATGAAGAAGATTTATTTAAATATTTTAACATTGTCCAATCAACATAATGATATTTTTCTAGAAAGAAATTATTTTCTTTTGTTTCTTTCCAAATAGATAAAAACTTTTTACAGTCCACATTATCATTATGATAAAAAGGCGTATTTTTAATAATTTTTTGAGTATCTTTTAAATAATCAACATTTGTAGTATAATGTTTATTAACTTTCGTAACCATTGCACTTGAAAAATCATCATTTGGTTCCAATAAATGATCATACATTGTATTGGTATAATTAGACGAAGTATCTAATACAACGGCCTCGTCTGTATTTTCAAGCTCAAGATCTGTCAAAATAACGTCATTTAATTGGTATACCTGTTTATCTAAATAATGTATAGGCAACTTGAAAGTATTATAAACATTTCTGTCTTTTTCAACAGTGATTTCTTTTCCAAATATGTTATCAAATTGCTTTTGTATAAACCCCGTGTCTAACATGTATAATATAAACTTTCATATATTTAAAACACAACAAAACAACGCAATGTTGTAAGATGTATTTATGTTAAATGATATTAAACGGTGCATCATCACATAATTGTAAATATACTGAACATAAATCGAGTTCTTGTTCAATATGTACAGTAGGTTTATTTTCCCATTCACAATATGCAACACTTTTTGATGTAGGGCGATCTAGAAACAATAAATCATTTAATGCCATAAATCTTCGCTCCAAAGGTTTATAAGTCATGCTTTGTTTACGTGATATTTGCTTCCATCTCCATTCGAATTGCAATGCTGCACGCCATTCTGGAAACCCCGAAACATAGCATACACGTTGCCATGATTTCCCACGTTCAACTTTTGCACCAGTAAGTCTTGCACCTCCTTTGATTTCTTTATTATGTTGCCGTAATCTTCTTTCTAAATTAACTGTAGCTCCTACATATGTAGAACCGTCTGAGCAAAGTAATAAATATACAAACATATTCTATATGGATATTTTAGATATTATAAAATATTCATAATTTCACAATTATAATTTTTATTCTAACCATTTATAATTATCATCAATCGAAAAACAATCAATGGTTGGATTTATTAAATAATCATCTCTTACAATATAAAGCAATTTTGTATTTGGATCCCAATCGCTACAATAATTATTATGTGCATTTAAAGAACGCATATGTGGATTATGTTTATTATAATAAGAAACCGCATATGTTTTTGTCTTGAATTTTCCTTTCATATAACCAATGTGTTTAATTTTACCACTTTGTGTTAACCATCCATTTTCTCCTTCTTTTTCTGTAATAAACATAAGTACTTCAAGAACATAATTACTCATTTCTATAAACTATATAATTATTTTTTTATTTATATGGTATTTTTATTCCACGGTAACACAAGATGATCTTGAAAAGTAACCAATCCAATTGGTTTGAGACGGTTCAAACAAATTTCAAGATTATTATTAAATTCTTTATAATGTTCAATGATAATATTAATAATATGATCTTTTAGTTTAAATGCATTTTTATTAACAACCAAGTTATTACAAGAATATTCTATTTGTAAAAAATCACAAATATGTTTTGAATTTTCTTCGTAATTATTAATAAATGTTTCGTGAATTAATATATATATTTTCTTCATGGATATCTCATTTAACATATTTTTAATGTGTTTAACATATCTACATTCATGTAAAAACAATTCCTCGACATTATTAATTAAACAATCTTTATTTTCAATAGCATAATCAGTTATTCGCTTTAATGGATCTTCTAGAATAACAATAATTTTAATTTTTTTACTATAATGTATAATATTTTTAATTACTTGATTATTATCTATAAAATCATTACAATGTAATACATTATATTTTTTAGGATTAATGACCTTTATATCACTGATTTTATTATATGAACAATCAATAAAATTAATATCTTTGTTTTTCTCAAAACAATATTTGAATGTAATATAACTGTTAGGATTATTACTAATAATAAATAAATTAATATTATTCATATATTAATTTATATTAATTATTAGATTTTATATTGTTTGGGAGCTCTTTAATATTAATACTATAATGTTTTTCTATTTTTTTCATAATATCAATATCATTTCTAGTAACAAAATTAATAGCTAAACCTTTTCTCCCATATCTACCGGATCTACCAATCGCATGTAAATAACTATGTATATTATTTGTAATATCAAAATTAATAACTGTACTAACTTGTTGAATATCAATACCACGCGCCGTAATACCAGATGATATTAGAACTCTGAACTTACCATTTCTAAATTGCTGTAATGCTTCTTCTCTTTCACTTTTATCCATTAAACTATGAATATAACAGACCGGATAACCTTCCTTATTCATAGCACCATATAAATCATCTACACGTTTGATAGTATTTACATAAATAATAGATTGGTTTACTTGTAAAATAGAAAATAAATCTTTCAAACATTCAAATTTATCTTTATCGTCATTTAATGCAACATAATACTGTTCAATACAATCCAGCGTTAATTCTTCAGGTTTTAATGTAATTTTAACGGGGTCTTTCATAAATTTGTCAGTTAAATTTAATATCTCAGTTGGTAACGTTGCACTAAATAAAGCAATTTGCATATCAGTTGGTAATACTTCTATAGTATCTTTAACCTGAGTTTTAAATCCTTTTGATAACATTTCATCCGCTTCGTCAAGAATTAATAATTTTACTGAACTAGTATCAACATGTTTTCTTCTAATCATATCAAAAATCCTACCGGTTGTGCCTACAATTATATGAGGATTATTTTTTTTTAAATAACTAATATCATCGTTAACTGATGTTCCTCCAACTAATGTTTTAATTTTAATTTTTTCTATACAAGAACTTAATGCTTCAGTAACATTAGCGATTTGTTTTACTAATTCTCTTGTAGGTGCAATAATTATTATTTGAGTACAATTACAATTGGTGTCCGTTTTTTGTAAACTACTAATTACAAATGATCCCGTTTTACCAGTACCTGATTGAGCTTGTGCAATAACATCTTTATTATCAATAATAGGTAATATTGCTTGACATTGTATTGGTGTAGGTTTTTCATAACCATATCTAAAAATACCTCTTAATATATTATCATTTAAATTTAGATCTTCCCAATTTACAATGCTATTATTATCGGTCATAAAATATATGTATTTTATTTTTTATATAGTTAAATTATTAAACAAATATATTAATTATTAATTATTTAAATATAATGCTTACAATATAGTATGAGTGTTGTTTATAATTTACAAGATTATATAAATATAAAAAATACTAATTACTCTTGTATATTAAACGACACTGTTTTAAATACAATATTGGAATTAGAAAATACAATAGTTACATCAGATATTAAGCGACATGTAATTGAAAAAACAAATAGAAAGAAGGTGCCTGATATGAATTGGGAACAAGTGCGTAATTTTAAAACAACCAAACTTGTTATTTCAGAAAATAATGTAGACAAGGCAATAAATGAAATAAGAATTTCATTAAATAAATTATCTTCAAAAAATATTGAAAAATATGAATTAGCCATAGAAGAAACAATAAATAAATTATTAGAAATAACAGAAAATAAGGAACAAGATTTATTACGTATATCAAATATGATATTTGAGATAGCTAGTACAAATAAAATATATTCATTGATGTATGCATGTTTATATAAAAATTTATTAAAAAAATTTCCATTTTTAAAGCAAAGTTTAGACAAATATTTGATTGATTATAGAAACAATATAAAAAATCTGGAATATGTAAACCCAGATACGGATTATAATGGATATTGTATTTATAATAAAAATAATGATATGCGAAAAGCATCGGCATTATTTATAATAAATTTATTAAGTATTGATATTATAGATTTAGATGAGGTGTTGGATATAATAAAATTTTTACAAAATTTATTAATAGAATATTGCCAATTAGAGAATAAAAAAAGTGAGGTAGAAGAGATTATAGAGAATATTTTTATTATAACAACAAATAAGATTTCGCGACTAACTGAATGTGAAGAATGGGAAAGTATAATAAAACCAAATATAAAAAATATATCAAACTTAAAAAAAGAAAAAACAGGAAAATATCCAAGTATAACATCTCGTGCAAATTTTAGATGTTTAGATATAATTGAGGCTATTTTTTAAAGATAAATATAGTTTCATTGGTTTCTCTATGTTGTGTCATATTAGCATTTTTATTATACATTGTTATAGATTTTACAAAATTAAAATATTTTTTTGTAATTAAATTCATATCTTTATTTAAATTAAATTCTAAATCTTTACCATAACCTGAAATAATATAACAAAGTGTGCCGTTTTTTTCTAAAATGAAATGACATATTTGAATTGTTTTTTCCCAATATTTTTCGAGCCATTCATTATAGTCACTATAATTGGACGTGCTTTGATTTTTACCACTATATAGTTCTAATTTGAAATAAGGAGGACTAAAAAAGATTGTATCAAAATGGTTTTTATATTTTTGTTTAAAACCATTTATTTTATCAAGATGTTCAGATGGGGAATCAAAAATTTCAACTTTAACATCAGGATAATATTTCTTTGCGAAAGATTTTGTTTTTTTACATACACTTTTAATAACATCTGTACCAACATATTCTTCAACATCCTCGCATTCTAAAAATCCATATAAATATGAAGTCCACCCTAATGTAGGTGTAAATATACGTTTACCTTTAAAAATCGATTTATTCAATGAATAAACTAAATACGGGTTCATAATGGATGCACGAAAATAAAATGTAGAAAATACACTACCTGTTCTTTTTTCATTAATATAAAATAATGCACTCGGTGTTAATAATTTATAATCAACAATTTGATTATTATACAAGTCGTCTAAAACATTTAAAAATGTAGGAATATTGTCCATACCCGATGATGTATTTTTTAATATTTCTTTGAAATGTATATTTCTTATTATGTTTTTATATTTCACTAATTCATTATTATTCATTTTCTTTTGTGTCATTGATTTTTCTGTTATATCAATCTTATCTGGTATTAATAATGATCTATCGTAAAATGTAGATAAATATTCATCTTTTGAAATAATATGATCATATAACGGTTTTATTTGTTTTTTTGAAATCATATAATCTTTCAATGGAACGTTTTTTTTTGACGTTTTTACTTTAAATTTATTTATAAAATTTTCAAATGTTAATTTATTTGTATCTTTAAATATATCTATAAAATCATCTTTCTTCAAATACATATATTATTTATTTAGATAAATAAACTTTATTATTATTTTATTTGTAATATAATTTACAAATAAAAATTCGCCCTTAATAGGTCTCGAACCTATGACCTTTCGGTTAACAGCCGAATGCTCTACCACTGAGCTATAAGGGCATGATTATATATATATATTATTTATTTAATTTGTGTCTTCGCGCTTAGGACGTCCTCTTGCAGGACCTCTAGACTTTAAATTATCAGAAATCGTTTCACACATAAGTGGTCCACCCAATATACCAGAAATATCATTTGCCTTAAACTCATGCTTATCATCTTCTTCCATCTTATCTAAGACAAACTCAACATATTCTCCTTGGACAAGATACTTAAACTGATAATTATCTCTTTTTTCTAGCGGTGGTGCATATCCACGAATGCCAGAATAATGAACAAAGATATCTTTGCTATCATCTGAACATGTAGAAATAAATCCATATCCATTTTTGTTATTAAACCACTTTACACGACCTGTTAAACGTTCACCTGACATTATAATATATATTATATTACTTTTTTATATTATTTTATAATAAATATTATCTTTATTGTTTATATATATGAAACAATTTATTATTTTAATAATATTATTAGTGTGTATAATATTTTTTATAAAAAAACTGAAATATTACCAAATAACCGAAGGACTTCGCAGTAACACCACTTCATATAGTTTAACAGATAGATTTAATGATTTGGAAAAAAAATTTAATAATGAAAAAAAAGTAATAACAGATATTAAAAAAAAAATGGAAAAAATGGAAAATTTAGAGGTGAGAGTAAAAGGTCTTGAAAAAAAAACACGGAAAATACCTAAACGAATGTAAAAAATGACATTAATTTATCATAATCTGGGTCATCGTCAAAATTTAATGAATAACAATAATCTAAATATTTTAATAAATTTTCATCACAATGTTCTCGAAGATTATTAAATTCTTTTTTTTCACATCGTAAAATATTTTTTGGATGATCTAATGAAATCTCTTGTAAATCTGTTTTATATTCCATTTGATGAATATAATCCCACGGTAGAGAACCTGATATTAAAAATAAATACATATATCCTAATGAAATAAGATCATCTCTACGTGACTGAAGTTCTCCATTATGATTAAAAAAACTAATATATTTTGGAGTACCAACAATTGAGTTTTCATCTTTATGTTGAATATGAATATTATTTTCGTCTTTATAAAAGAGTGCTAATCCAAAATCAATTAAATATATATCAGTGTCCTTAATCATGAAATTTTGTGGTTTTATATCTCTATGAATGATTGATTTATTATGAACGTTCTCGAGAACATCAATACATTTGATAATTAGTAATCCAATTTTCTCTTTTTCTGGTTTTTTAATTTCAACGTAACTCATTAAATCATATTGAAAATGTGTCATTATTAAACAGGTAAGATCATTATATTTACCATACCAATAAATTGATGGTATTTTTTTGACCTTCTCTCTATATAAATGGTCAATTATAATTGCTTCTCGTTTTAATAGTTTATATATACTGTTTTTTTCAGTTTTAATAGCAACTATTTCTTTTGTTCTCAAGTTTTGTCCTTTATAAACAATTCCAAATTTTCCATTTCCAATAGCATCATTTATTTTAAATTTTCTATTTATAATATTATCCATAATTAATATTATGGACAATATCTATTTACTTTTTATTTTATTTTTACAAAAATTGAATAAAAATCCATCTTTTTTTATGAATGTATAAGTAGAATTATGGCATCAAATACTCTAACCACTTTAATCAGCGAATGTGATTACATTCAACAATGCTCGTCGAATAAATCCAAGGATGTGTGTTCGCTATCTTCATTGATTAAAATGCAGCTCAGTCAAAGTGATTGTATTAAGCTAGGAATTGGTTGTGAAAAACTATTTTCTGATATAATATTGAAACATACCAATTACATAAACATTAAAAGAAAAAACAAAAAAGGACAAAAGGAAACCGATCATTTGTTTTGCGATGAAGAAAACAAAGTCATTTATTATGCTGAATTGAAAGCAAATATAAATTTAGACACAGAGAAGTCAAAGTCAACTTATCAGAAATGTTTGCAAATAGAGAGTGAATTAAAAAATGAATATCCAGAGTATGAAGTGAAATGGTGTTTATTGGCGTTTCGTTTTATAGATTATGACAAAATTCCGCAGCTCATTCAGAAAAAATATATAGCAATAACAGATAATTTATTTGGAATAAATCAATATTTCAAATTATTGAATATTGATTTATATTTTGATGAAGAAAATTATTGTTCTCTATTGAACCAAATTGCGGATGCCATGTTTAGTGCTAAGTAGCTAGTAGTTTTTAATAATTAAATGTTTTTTATTTATTTCGTCTCCTATTCTACCCGAATGTAATTTAAATTTATACTTTTTATCATATTCACCTACAATATAATCTTTATATAATTCTTCAATAAATGGCGTTTTTCCAATAATAATTAAACATTTAATTTTTGTATTCTTGAAACATTCTGCTAATTTATTTTGTTCGTCTCTCGCAAAACTACAATATCCATAATCGGTAAATTCACTATCATAAGGGGGATCTAGAAACATAAAGTTTTCTGGATCATTATAATTTTCAAAAATATATTCAAAACTTTTGTTATATATTTCTGTATTTTTTAATAAATTTTCATAATCCTTATTTTTTAAATCTTCGAAATTACAGGTTTTATAACGACCGTAAGGTATATTAAATTCTCCTTTTTTATTATATCTTAACATACCTCTATAACATGTTTTCCTTAAATAATAAAATCTTTTTGCATTGTCTAATATGTTATCATGGTTATATGCTCTTACTTTGTAATAAGTTTCTTCATTATTTGGGTGTTCTTTCATGAAATCATAAATATCATCTAATTTTTCATTTTTTATAGACTGATAAAAGTCAATGAGCTCTTTATGTACATCATTTATTACCGATTTTTCAGGGTTAATATGAAAATATACCGCGCCTCCCCCAATAAAAGGCTCCAAATATGTATTGTATGTTTTTGGAATATGTTCCATTATATGAGTTAGTTCATCGGATTTCCCACCACTCCATTTTACAATTGGTTTCATTTTCGGTCTAGTATTATCGGTCATTTTTTAGATATATAACAACAATATATATTTAAATCAATTTTTTTATTTATTTCCATGGAATGTTATTATTAAATTGTAAATAACCAAAATTCATATTTTTTTCGTCATATTCAGGTGAATTCGCACAATATAGTTGCGTTATTACATTATATTTTATAACCAAAACATTGGAAATCGATGTGGTGTTTCTTCGTAAGTGGCATTATTACTATATATGCTATAGTGCGGTATTTTGCTTTATTGAACTAGGAATTATCTGGCTTCGGCGTGCCAGGGCCAATTTAATGGACTTTCTGGACTCTCATTTGGACTTTTACCAAAGGGTATGTGACAAGAACGATCATCGTCAATTAAAATATCTTCTTTTAGTGGTGTTATATGATTAAATACTGCAAAATTGTTAAAAAGTAAATAACCATAGCCGCTCATACAATCTTTAACAGTTGAACGTCCCGCGTTTGTTTTATCCGATTGAGGATCAAAAAATTCTATTTTATCATTTCGTTTATAGGCAACTATAGCATGACCCATAAATTTGTATTCTTCCGATATTATGTTATAAGATACACATATTATTGTAGCATGATTATTCATTAAGTGTTTATTCAAATAACTGTCTATCATTCTATCGAAATTTTTATTTGTTAAATCATCATGTCTAACCCATTTTTCAGCATATGATATATCAGTGTTAAAAAACAAGTCATTTAATTCCTTCTTCTCCTCCTCGGGAATAAATCTCATACTAGGTCTTCTTTGACTGCCAATATAATCTCCAACATTTACTACTATTATTGAACCTTTTGGTAATCCTGCAATCTTGTTCAAATATCTTGCCGTTTTTTTAGAATATATACCTTGGTCTAGGATCTTCCTTTCATACATTCTCTCCGCATCACGTTTTGCCTTTGTTGAGTTTCGTAATCCCAAAGAAAATAAACTGTGTATAACACAAGAACCTGCTGTCCATACCCAACCAGAATTAATTCCAGTTTCATGTGTGAAATTAGTGTATTCTTCAAATTGTTCTGGCGTGACCGAAAATTGTACAAGTGACGTTCCACCTAACATTTTCACAGGTTCACTAAAATGTTTATTAAAATATCCTGTTCGTGGACTATCATCTTTTACTGGTACCTCATCTATGCTTTTCAACGTTTTATTTTCACGGCTTGATACCACAAAAACCATACAACGAGATATTTCAATAACATATCTATTTTGTATTTGACGTGCTCTATGTCTAGCTACTTTAGGGTTACGGTGGAGGTCCGGGTTAGCGTAATCCTTTCCTAATTCATCAAAAAGAACAGATAATAATTTATTTTCAGGAAATAATTCTTCAATACTTGACATTTCTCTTTTACTTTGAGGATCATAATAAGTAATTACTGTTTTTCTGTTTACTTTATGTTTGAACGCAATTATATAATGATCCCATGTTTCTATATATGGCCAATCCCTGTTATTATCACACATAAGATGAATAATAGTAGCATGGTTTGATTGTAAATCTTCTAACTTCTCGTTAATCTCTTCTGTCAAAACTTTAAATCCGCGATAACTATATCTAGCTGCAAAATCGCGATGTATTTTTCCATCATCAATACCAAATGCATCGGGTAATAATTCAAGAGGATCAATTTCGTGTTTTTTTGCTTTCACAGCAGTTTCCTTTGCCTTATCATTATCTAGAACTTCTAAAGCAACTAGAGAATTAAGCAATGTTATGGAACCGGATTGTTGTGCTCCCTGTAAAGATGGTACGATTATTGCTGGTTCATATTTTTTTAATCGTGATTTATTAAATGATACTTGAAACAAGTCATTTTTTCCTAATAATGTTACTGGTTTTTCTACAGGTGTAAATGGTACACAATCGCCTTTTGAATTACGACGTGTACCAGGTGGGCAATTTTTACGTAGTCGTTGACTTTGTTCAACAAGAAATTCTTCATGTTTAATACATTCACCAGTTACTTTACTCTTACGTGTACCCTTCGGGCAGTTTTTTCTGGGTATCATACTTTGTTGAAGTAAATAATCTTCTATTTTTACACATTCACCATTGAGACGACGTGTTCCTCTTGGACACCTTTTACTTTTCATCGATGTAATACCTCTAAATATAGATGAAGTAGGCGAACGGCTCTTAGATTTCGTCTTATTATGGCTGGATGTTAAACTCTTTGACATTATAAATAATAATGATATTATTATTTTTATTCCAATTTTATTTCCATGGAATGTTATTATTAAATTGTAAGTTATCTTTAAGATGATTAAAAAATAACCAAAATTCATATTTTTTTTCGTCATATTCGGGTTTTAATAAAATATAATCAAGATGTTCTTTTACAAACATATTATATTTATAATGATAACCTTGGTGAACCAAAGTATCTGGATGTAAATTTAATATACTTTTTCCTTTTTTATTAGGCATTATGTATATATTTTTACTATTATTAATATCAAAATTCAAAATTTTTAAAAGAGTATGATTTTTAAATTGCTTTGGTATACAATGATGATCTTCTACATACTTATTATAATTTTTTAATAATTTAAAATTTCTTCGTTCTTTACTATTATATCTAAAAATATCATCATTTTTGAAAAATGAATTAGGACGTAAAGATGACACTCCCGAATGTAATTGATATTTACTGAAATATATTAAATTTGTACATATAAAAAAAAAAGAAGGATTTATTAACCAACTCATTAAAATATATAATTATATTTAAGAATTTTATAATTATAAATATATATATATATATGCCAAAAACAAAGAAGTATAATAAAAAGAGTACAAGAAAGACAAGAAAGACAAGAAAGACAAGAAAGACAAGAAAGACAAGAAAAATAATAAAAAAAGGTGGAGCTATAACAACTAACTGGTTACTATTTGAAAGTAATTTAATAAATAAACAAGGTCAACAAAATAAGGTTCTCTATAGTATTGATTATACACCAATAACAAATAGTAATGAAGAATTACCATTTGAATATTTCATACACGGTGTTAATTCTATTGCTAAGTTTAAAGTAAACAATATTATATTTGATAATGATAATAATGAGATAGATGAGATAAATATGTTAAAAATATTAAATGAAAATATTAGTAAAAAAGATATAGTAATAAAATTTTCTTATGAAATAAATAATACTAGTGAAACGGATAATCAATATGAATTAAGCAAAAGTGACGCATGTGCAGATTATGTGTGTAAATTATATGATTATGGTAGTATATCAAAGCCCACTATAAAAGAAAAAGAAAAACCTATGTATAAAAAAATGTATAAAAAAATACTAAATTCTATTCGAAAATCCAGCACACCAGTCTCTAATCTTCACAAAATGCCGGAAATAAATTATAAAAAATATCTATTAATAGAAGATTGTGGGACCGATTTATTCAATTATACAATAAAAAATTTTACAAACAAAGAACAAAAACCTAGCGATAAAGATAAGATTGAAAATTTTATAAAACAATTAAATATTGTAAATGATATGTTATTAGGATTACAGTGTATACATAAAACAAGAAATAGACATTATTATATTCATGGTGATATAAAACTAGAAAATATTGTAATACGCGATAACCCAAACCCAACCATAATAAAATATATTGATTTTGGACATTCTGAAAAAGTGGAAGAGGGTAAGGACCCAAAAGGAGAACTACTTGGCACAAAATATTATTACGCACCTGAAAAAATTTATAACACACCTGCACGCTTTCAATCAAAAGAAAGTGATATTTGGTCATTAGGTTTTACAATATTAATATTTTTATTTAATACAGATTTTTATCCAGACCCTGAAACAAACTCCAATCATAAACCCATGCGAAATACATTATATACACCTGGTAAATTCCCTATACAATCAACTTATTATAATATAGATAATGACGAAAATTTTAACTACGATGAAAATATGAATGGTTTGCAAAAAAAAATTAAAGAAAGTTTTGATAAATATTATTTTGCTCATTTTAAAACAGTAAAAAAAGATGTATTAGCCACAGCAGGTTCGAATGAATATTTGAGTAAATATTTGAATGAACCCCGCATATATAATTTATTAAATAATTTTTTTAAAAATTTATTACATTATAATCCAGACGAACGTAATTTAGATGAAGCCATTATCAATTTTACTGAATTATTGAAGTTAATTAATAGCATAGACAAAGAAGATTTCTCCGGAATTATCCCTCTACTAAATTTAGAAAATTTAAAAGATCCATTATGGATTTTTTCAAATCTATTTAGAAATAAATAATAATATAGTTTATGGATGAACAACAGTTTGAAATATTATTTGAAACTATTAAAAGTGATTCATCTCTATTATCAGATATAAATATAGATGAATTATTAGGTTCAATCGAAGATGATGATAATGATTTAGAGAATAAAACATTGCAAGAAATATTAGAAAACAATATTCAAGTTTTAGATAGTTTAGAATTAGATGAAGATAAAAAAGAAAAATATATATCAAAATTAGCAGATTATAAATATATTGACAACTTATATCAGTTAAATAAAGGAAAATATATAAGATGGATTAATAAAAATAATAATCTAACAAATGGCGCTATTGTATTGGAAATAATATTTAATGATAATGGTACAAATATAATGTGTAAAAATACTCAACATAAATGTTTACAATTAAAATTTGATGATTGTACAATTTTTCAAAAATTATCTTATCAAGAACAAGTTATATTAATGACTTATGAATATTTACAAAAAAATAGTTAATATATAATATAGTTAAAAATAAAATATTTATTTTATTTATAAAGACAAATATGTCGTCGATGATCGAAAAACTGTGCAAATATTTTTTTTCTAGCAACACTGAAGATAATGAAACTGTAGTTGAAGACAATTCAATAGTTTCTAATGAGAATATCGATATAAATGTTTCAATTGAAGAAACCAAACCAGAAACACAATCCGAAATACAACCAGAAAC